AAACAGCATACGAACAATATGATAATATTATCAGTAAAAATTGAATAAATAAAACACAGTAGTATGAAAAAGGAGATTCTCTTTGAAAATACTCCATCCATTCTGGTTCAAACATTATCTTAAACTCTCTCTGATCGCATCCTTGGCATCATCCCAGCCTTGATGGTATGCCGCCTCTAGCCACGTTTTAATTTCTTGCCAGTTGTCTACTGGGTCTTTTGGGTTTTTAACCAGATCATCGTAGGCTCGTTCAGAACGTAACGAAAACCCCTCTATTTCATTGAGCCAATCTTCAAAATTTGCCATTAAAAAATCCTTGTTGTATTGAAGCGAGGTTCTTCAGTCTTACACAAAACCTCGCTAAAAGTCTACGGCTATTGATTAAAGGAATACCCGCGATCCTAACCTTTCGGTTCAATTACAGTATCAGTATAAGTATTTATTTCTGGAAGTTTAAATTTCTTATACCCTATAAAAACTTGGCTAGTAATAACTCCCATTCCCGCAATGAGAGTAATGATTAAGCCAACCGCAAAGATAACAAAATTACTCATTTCGCCAGATTTCCTAGACTAAGAATACTTGGAACCCATAACCCAACAAAAATTGCTTGATCACGATTAATATCAGCGTCTCCCAAAAACCAAAGAGATACACTAAAAACAAAACTAGCAAATGCCGCAACCACAAAATAACTACTACTCTTCATATAATTAATCTTTCTTTAAAAGGTATTGTTTCTAATCGCCCTAATTATTTTCCGTGCCAACGCAGCACCACCGACAATCCTGCCTTCTGTATAATCATCCAGCCCATAACCAACTGTAGATTCTCTCTGTTTTTGAGCGTCTATCGCTTCCAAACACAATTTTTCTACTGTTAGTTTAAGTTTATCATATTTCTCAGTATTTTTCATAAAATTCAATCGGCCTGATGTAGTATATCATATGTTTCTAACTCGTCAAGGCACACAAACTTTGTATTACCATACTGTATAGTGCGAGAATCATGCCAATGTCCAAATATCCACAAGTCTGGCTGATGGATATTAAACAATTCATTTAATGCCCATCCTGTCATGTTCTCATAAACTCTTTGGTGAGGCAAAAGCATTTGAGCGGCGATACTACTAGGACAATCGTGCGTGATAACAATTTTAGGTTTTATTTTTCTGTATAATTCTCTAGCTGCCATAAAGTCTTCGATGGTTAATTGTTCTTTTTCCCACCAATCAATACCAACGGTACGATATTGTCTATCTATAGAATATGCTCCACGATAAAAAAAGAAATCAATACCACCTAAAGAACATTGTCCATAATCTCCTAAATAGTTGGGGAATAAATGAATAATGTCATAATTATCATGATTGCCACCAATAACTTTGTGTCTCTTAAACGATAAATTATTTAGACAATTATATTTAAAGCCTAGATCCCCTAGTTGAACAGTATAATCTCTTTTTCTAGCTATCTGCTCATACTTGTCATATTTCCCATGAACATCACCTATTACTGTTAGTTGCGTCATCTTTTTGATCCAAGATTTCTAATACTTCGTTGCGTCTGTGATGCCATAATCTTGCTAGTCCGGTAAAAGAATCATTATATCCTAGAGCATCTGAATTGTCAAACGCAAAATCGGCAATAGTTTCTGCTAAGTTAACCATATCTTTTACATCTAGTCTATGCTCTGAATAAGAATTGTATCCATAAACTCTAAGTTGAAATGGTTTATAATTTAGATGGGGATTATGATGAATCTCTATCATTAGATCATCGTTCACAGAAATAGTTTGTTTTTTATTCATAAAGTTTAATTTTCTACAATAAACGGATATGTTTTGTCTTCTACTCTACAGCCCCAGCCTAAAGTGCTACCAAATTCTTTTCTCCATTGAAAAATCAGATTAGTTTTAGGACAAAATACTCTCATTTTAGGATGTATATAATTAGCAATAACATGATCTATATGAGATCTTTTGACATCTTTAGTATAATCATTATTAGTATCATTATCAATTCTACTGAAATGATATTCTAAAGCTTCAATCAGGTAGAAGATTTTCCTAGGATTTACTAAGTAGGCATGAAGATTTGTTACTTTGGTATCTCTAGTAGAATATTGATTAATATCTACAGAAAAATTACTATCATGCATTGAAGGATAAAAATAAATCATATCCCATACATTATATTGTAAATAATCATTTAATAGACTATTTAGATATAAGTTAATTTCACTAATATCTACAAGACGAGCATCGTCTTCCAAAATCAAACAAAGTTCTTGAGTATCATGAGCAATTTTTAATGCTTTGATATGAGACAGAAAACAGGATTTCAAAGATTTGTTTTGAAAACCATTACTGCTATCAACAGGAACGGCAGATACAAACTGATAATTTAGATCATAAATTTTTGCCTGATCCTCCTGATATTTTCTCCTATCTTTATGGTCTGGATGATTAATAATTAGTATTTTATCGACATATTTTATCATTAAACTAGCCTAATTGTTTGCTCTTGATCCATTGTAGTGTTTCAAAAAAACAATTCTCACACATTTGAAGTTCATATTTTTCTCCATCGTGTTTTGACCCATAGCCCCACAATGCCTCTAAAGTAGCATATTCACTACCAAAAATATCATTGGTGCAACAAGTCTTACATCTATCACAGTATACTTTGTCTTCAATCTTACGATATTGTTTTTTATATGTCTTCATATGGTTTTGCAACCCATCCTAGATTGAGGAGATCATTGGATATTTCTGATGTAACAAAACCCTCAGACACATATCCATCAATACTATTTGATGCTATGCCAGAACAATACCAGTCCATATAATCCATAGAGTCTCTAACCATATTTAGTTTAGAGTCATCATTGATGAGTTGAGAAACTAATCCTCCAGCATATCTCCAAGAACAAGTCCATTCATCATCGTTTTTAAAAAATCTATTGTTGCACATAGCAGCATACAAATTTTGAGCATAGGTTTCCCTTTCCCTACACTTGTATCTGATCCATTCTGTCTTGAACAGATCATCTTCTAAAGATGCTTTCATTTTCCGTATTTACTTTTCAGTAAATCCACTATTTGGCCTGCCGTGAAAGGAACAGTATTACCCCCAAAGTAATATTCTCCAGTTAAATAAATCATATCATCTAGGATTTCTTCACTATTATAGAGTTTAGACCACTTGGGTTTATATTCATCCTTCATGTATTCCCAAACACTATTATAAAAATCGCAAACAAGTTGGTGTGCTTTTTCATTCATATGGCAATATTATCCTCTCTGTACGAGTCCAGTTTCAACGCCTGTATAAAAGTATCAAACAAAACTCTTTCGTGAGATTCAATTAAAACAGCCAAACCTTCCAAAGCATTACTGATTTGATCTTTTGAAAGATCATGCTCTAGTATACTAGCAGATAAATCTCTAAGATGATCAGCAAAAATACTCGTCTTATTAATTTTATCCTCAAGATCGAATCTATCTTTCATATTTTATGTCCTGCTTTCTGGTCTATAAAATTTACGAACAGTTTCCCAAGAAGGAAGTTCATAGAAAGGATCTCCTTCATTGACACAAACACCATTTTTATCATAGATATCATAAAACGACACATTTCGTCGATCATAATCTTCCCACGAATCATAATTAGCAATAATCTCAAATAGTGAATTAGACGCTAAACTATGATGGTCATAATGATAAACTGCAACGATTTCTGTATTCATATCGGCCTCCAGTGCTAGAGGTAGTATAACACGGTTATCGTCAGTGTCAACCCTAAACTTTAAAAATAATGGGGGCCGCGAAGCCCCCACTACTTCATTGATTTATATTTAACCTTGATTAATTTTTAATTTTTTTGTTTTTGTATCATTAATTGGTGTTTGTTTTTCAATATCAAAAGATATAACCAATATACCATCTTTCAAAGTTGTTACAGGTTCTTTTTCGTTCAGATCAGATGGTAATCTAATCACCCGTCTAAATTCTTGACTACTTAATTCTTTAATCTGATACTGTTCGTTGTTTGCCATATAATCTTCATGCAATAACCCCGATACTATTAGTAATTTACCTTGTTCATCATCTGTAATTTCTACGTTCAAATCATCTAACTTAACACCGGGAACAGTATACTGCAAGATCAATTTATCTTCTGTTCTTATGGCGTCCATCAAGGGGTAGCCTCTTCCTTTTTTGCTTAAACCGGCAAAGAAATCATGTCCAAAAATATTATTCATGGCATGATCTAATTCTTTACTAATTTCAGAAAAAAGATCGACCCTTCTTGGGGCTAAATATCCATTAGCGTGAGTAGGACTACGATATAATGTAACATTCATAATAACCTCCGTTACTAACTATAGACATAGTTTAACTATTTAAATTAGCCCACTATTGTGGCACTAAGGATTCGTGCGAATCCGAAATATAGTATAAACTACTACGGAGTAGTCAAGCTTTTATTTTGATTGATCCTTTTTTATGTTTCGGTAAATATGGACAATTCAAACATTTATGTCCGCAGCAAATTTTCCGACTGACTAGAAATTCTTTGGTTAGTGGTTTTGGCATTATATTTTAGACCAATATTGTTGGCCCACATCAAACAAAATATACCTAAAAGCAGATACCATCCGCCTTGTAATACGACGAAATATACACCGACAGACATAATGCTTAGACCAACTAAACATTCAATCAATCCTTTTTTCATCACAATACCCATCCTCTTTTATAAAATCGTGCATAAAGTCAATTAAGTTTTTAAGTTCATTACGATCCAACTGAAATTTATATGCTTTATCGTGCTTGTGAATCCATAAAATATACCCATCTTCTGCTCTACAGATTTTAAAAATTTGACCCCAAGATTCAAAAGTGTCCAGATATTTCATATATCATTATGTTCAAACACTAAACTATTTAGTATAGCTGATAAGGCTGTTATATTTCCTATATCCATTTCTATGTTTTTTGCTTCGCCATTGGTTTCCACAATAGACAATAGAAAGGTTTTGTTTCCATACATTCTAAGTGTAATTTTTTGTCCAGAAATAGTTAAAAATGATGGCATATCTCGTTCCTTTACCAGTGATGAATAGCATTAGCTATAATAAAGCCACACGTTATGAAATTAATTAGAATAATACTTAATTTGATCCAAAAGGCTGCCCATGCTTCTATCTGTGTAAGAATAGGTATATCTGGAGCATCATAGTCATCTTTGCCAACTCTATGATCTATCGCCCTTGCTAAAATTAATAGTTTTCGATATAAGTAATTTCCCATTTTACTGTTGTGTTTGAAAATATTGTTGAATAAATCTAGCAAATTCTAGAAAATCATTCGGACTGGATTCTATCACATATTCTTGGCGTATACCATCATATTCATTAACAATACTGAGTCCGTATTGTCCATTCTTAATTGATCTAAAAAGAATAGCATTAGATGTATTTGTGTCATTAAAAAAATATGTTTCTGATGTCATTATACCTCCCAAGGAAACACTATCCAGTCTTTATTTTGAGAACGATCTAAACTTCTTACCGGATAGTCTACTATAAAGTTCTGTTCAGTATTATAAAATAATGAACAAGTTTTGACAGAGTGATGTCCGCGACTCATAAATTCTGTTATGATTTTAGACATTGTAATACCACTATCGCATATATCATCTACTATCAGTATATTACTATTTATAGATAATTTTTCTGCTTCTAATAGTTTAACTTCGTTGTCACTATCGTCTCTAGTTTGACAACTCATCATAATCATAGGTTTATCCAGTGAATGACTAAGTTTTATTGCTGGAATAAGACCACCCCTTTTAACTCCAACGATATAGTCAGGAATCCATAATTTACCTATTAGTTTATTGCGAATATATTCTACATCATTATCTAGATCTGACCAAGTATAAAACAATTTTGTTGCTGTGTCTGTGTTTGACATTTTATTTTGGTTTTTTAAATAAGGATAAAAGATATTCTGTAAGACATTTTAATTCTTCTATTGTCAGATCATTAAGTCTATCAATCATCATCCAGTGCTTATCATCATCTCCATAAGGACGATAAATCTCAAGCTGTAAATCTTGGCTCTGCGGATTTTTTACAACCTTAAATTTAACGCTATGACAATTCATGATACATCAATTTTTTGAGTAAAAACTATGCCTTTGCGTTTTGGTGCTAGTATAGGGTGGTCAAATTTAGTAACCTGAGATACCACCCAACCATACTTTAATTTATTTGGTTTCCAACCATAATTTTCATCTGATTTTTCCACCATATGTCTATTATAGTCAGACGCCCATATATGCTCGTCTGGATAACAAAAACTATGACTAAAAGTTATTGTTCCAATAATACGAGATTTAAATTGACCATATTTGCCTGGAGTTTCAACTAATGCAAGAGGAACTCCTTCGTAGTTTTTAGGGAGTGGATATGAGCGTGTCTCAACACATTTCTGACCATTAATTAAAAGTTGGCTCCACGGAGCCTGTATATTTATACCAGTCATTTAATCAAGACTCCAATCCAGTAGCAAGTTACTAAAAATATAACATTGATACAAGAAGCTATGATGGTATACTTTAACAGATTGGGTGAATTTACATAAATATAATAGTAGTCATTTAAAGCCCTATCTGCTTCCCAAGGAGTATAACATTTGTTAGCAAGCATATCATATACGTCCTGCTTTGTTGCTCCCTCTTCCCAATACATTTTAGCCGCTTTCAGTAGTTCTATGTCGGTATCAACATTTCTATATTCATAATCCATAAGCAAAAAACCTCCACGATTTCTTGCCGCCTTACAAGAATACAGTTATCTTACTCCACCAAAATAAAAGTTTAAAATACATTCTTTAGGATGGTATTTACTAACATGATTTATACTACCATCATCATTCATAGTCACCGATCCAGTATGCAAGATATGACCTATTGAATAATCTTCTTTTAGAAGATGTAATTGGCTTTTATCATGAAACCAGTTCCAATAATTGTACTGGACAGGACTTTGATTGTCAACAGACAATGCTATCATTACTGTTTGTTCTAGGTTTTTCAATAAATAGTCATGCAATGTCATTGAGTGACCTCAATATGCCACTTATTTCCATGGAGTTCAGCCACAACACCCATCCCCAATTTTACCAACTCAGATACAATCTCAGCCAACTTTTCAGTTTCATTAAGATAAAGATAAATCATATTTCACCCAAATTGTGTCCACTTACGTTCAGTAATAATGTCTTTAAACCTTTTCCCGGCAGGAGTTAGTTGAACCATACCATCCACGCAAAAAATACACCCATCCTTATCGCCGGGATTATCATAGCGGTCGCCACCTTCCTCATCATAACTATCAAAATAAAGAGTAAGGCCGGTTTTCTTATTAAAAGTATTCTTAAGGGATTGAATTAGACTTTCATATTGTTCAAAAATTTCTTCTGTAGCCTGTTCATCGTCGTTAGCACATTCATAAATAGGCTCGATAACTTCTTCTGGATTATCCCATGCTAACCATCGACCAATACTATACCAACCAACGCTTTTAAAGTGTGGAGCCTTTTCAATAGCCTTAATTTGGGCAGGACAAAGTTTCTTCAAGTCCTTATATTCGATAACAAAAGATCCAACAGCAAAACTACCCATTCCCATTGTCGGAACTCCTTATTTTGGTGATTTCCCAAGATTCCATATGTTTAGTGGTTTCGTCTGGATGACAAGGTAAAAGTTTAACACAATTCCTTCTAGCGTCTGTCTCAGACTCACAATCTCTCATAACAATCTGTACAGTAACATAGTGATATGTCATTCCGATTGCTCCTCAAAACTATTGTCAAAACTTTGAAACAGACCATCAACATCTTCTATGGAATAGGGATAACGATTAGGCAATCCAAATGCTTTGGTATTTTTCATGGAAAGAACCAGATTTTCCAAAGCATCCAAAATTATTTCCATATCGTGTTTTTCAATGTAGTAATTCATATCGGCCTCCAAGGTATACGTCTAAGCATACCAGAGTAATCGGCATTTGTCAAGAGAGGACTTTAGGCTTTCAGACAGATTAATGATTAATCGGCTGAATTTTTTCCACACTAATATTCATTCTAACATCCCTAGTAGGAATAGCAGAGTTGGGATCATTAGTCACCAAATTTACAGCCTCCCATTCATTATTAACATCCCATATCTCATATTCATATGATGTAGTAATAATTACTTTATAATTAGCCATTATTTATCTCCATATTTCATATTCCAGTCGTCTTTACTGATTTGATATAAACTTTCATACATAGCATTGACAACTTTACGAGCAATATTATTTATACTATCTCGTATTTCATACGTATGTGTTTTAATTAGCAAATGAAAATAATGCTTATTAATAGGAGACAACTGTATTAATAGTGATCCGCTCTGGGTTTTATTAAAATGAAAGTCTTTACCATACTCTCTACAAATATAGTCTACCACCTTGAGATGGCATTGTTTATATTCAGATTTGGTTATTTTCAAATAAGTTCCGCTTCCATAAAATCCATATCTAGATTGAGTTCATCCCAATCCTCCTGCGTAACATTCCCGACCACTAAATAGTTGTCATTTTTAGAATAATCTTGGTGCTTATCATACTTAATATAAAAATCTTCAGACAAACTAGACTTCATCTGATTAAGATCAGTCACAATCTCTTGGGCTTCTTTATGACCGATAATATTACTAAAACATTGAATCAGATTCATTATCATATTCCTTAAAAGTTTTTAGAGTTTTACTTTCAGCAGTTTTCCGATGATATCCATTCTTAATGAGATTCTCATAATGTCTCTGCATGATTGGGTCTTGAAATCTAATTCTATATTTAGTCATTCTTTTCCCAAATTCCTTAGAGCCTCACTATCTTCGGTCATTACTTGTTTGGCTATATTCATTTGATGCTCATAAGGATCATATCCTGTTAGTTGATAATAAAAACGGAATAATCTTTCAATTCTCCTAGACAACTCATTATAACGATTAGCCTCATTAACAGGATCAATACTATCCCTATAATGTTGCATACAAGAAATAGCAATACTAATATCTTCAGCAAGAGTTGGTTTAGTCATTTATTTTTACTGTATTTTTTAAAAGTAGCATAAATAGTAATACAAATAGTAATAGATTGAATAGTATACCAAAAGTATAGTTCAGTCAATATCTCATTAAGGTCCATACTTACCATCACTATATCCTTCTTTATATCCATCATCATATGCTTTTTCTATAACTATCCTGAGTAAAACCAACAACTCTTTAGGAATAGTTAGATTGTTATTTCCTACCACTATTTTATCAATGTTGTGTTTTTCGATCCAATCGTCAAATTCTTTATTATTCATTTAAAAACACTTAATTTCTTCGCCATTTTTCATAGTAATTAGCATATAATTTTGGGCTAATGGCCCGTCTTGAAAAACATAATGTACCGATTCTACAGGACAGTTTTCATTTTTTGTTAACGCTATCAGATATTCGTATAGTTCATTCACGATCAATAATCCTGTCTATCGTACAATTCTGGATATTCTTTGGTTAGTTTGTCTCTAGGATCAAAGTCCTGATTAAATTCTTCACAAACAAAAGCATAAAATTCATATCCTTCGTATTCACTCTCTTGATAACGTCCCTGTTCTTTATCATATTTGACAACTAGTTCTTTTAGTTTGTCTAGAAACTCAATTTGATTCATTTTTATTCTTTATTCTTTCCAATAGATTACGAAGTGTGGAGGTACTATAATAACGTAATGTCTCATCACAAGCATTTATTGCACTCTTAATCGCCTCAACTTCTTCGTGCGTCAAATATTGATAGTTTAGCCCTGCTTCAAATCCAGATGCAAAATAATTAAAGGAATTTGGAACACTCTTGTACCATCCCTCACCTACCCATATTGGAGGAATATTCTTTTGGGATTTCTCATATTCACCAACAATAGATTTTAGCTTAGTATTATCATCTATCATTTCTTTCACCCAAAATCTAATTAGAATTCATCCTCATTAACTTCTCTAAAATCACTAATGTGTCTCATAACTTCAATTCTGCCGTCATCCAAATCAGCCAAAACACAATGACCGAGAGCATTTTTAATTTCAGTCAAGAATACAAATAACTTTGGTTTTTCTGATCCGTATCCCAATGATCCATAATATTTAATTTTGTCTTGTTCTGGCAATTTATTCCAAAAATCTGGATTGAAATTTTTTGGCTCAAAAACAACAACAGTGCCGGGTTCAAACTTATTCATGTTTTCTCCAAGCCTTATTCTTGACCAGTGAGTCAATTTCTACTCTTTGAATTCTTACCTTTTCTTCTAATTGATCAATTCTTTTACCTTGAATAAACAACTGAATTTGTAGTGCCAATACAAAAATAAGACACAAGATATACTTCATATTCTTCATTTCTTTTCCCCAATAGTATCATAAATAAAATCGGCCAATCCTCTCAACTCATCCCTATTACAAGTATATCCCACACAAGTATTATTTCGATCATTATAAATACTAACGTGCATCCTTCCATGACTCCAACAGTCAATTCTAATATCAACTTGCTTATTTTTGTCTAGATAATATTGATTAGTTTTATCTGTCATTTATTTTCTCCAATCCAAATATCAAACACTTCTTTAGCCTTAGAGGCACAATCAAACTTCCACAAAGTTTTCCAAATCATTTGTTTATGACCAAAATCACTCAGAGTAAAATACTCTGTGGGTCTGACAATTTCATTGTGATAAATTTGATCATTTTGTTGAGGCTGGCCCAATAATTCTGTCCAAGATTTGGTCATTCTGGTTTCTCCATTATTTTAATCACCTTGCCATCCTTAAATTCTATTTCAATCCACTCTCTCCACGGACTATTAAAACCAGTATCTAATACTTTATTAATAGCAACTATAGGACAAGTTCTTTTACCCATTCTTCCAATAAGATAACTCACTAGGTTGTTCATTCTACTTCCCAACTTTCAATTTCCATGTCATAATATCCATTACGATAATAGGATGTGTCGCCATAAGGTTGTCTTTTGCCTTTAGCCAATTTGTTATCGGCCACAAACTTCCTTGCATCATCACTATTAGAAAACACTCTTATAATTTCTTTATCTGGATGGGATACAAAAGGCCCATCAATTTCATCTTGATAGACATTCTCTTTCTCTCCAATCACAACATAAACAGTCATTATTTTAATCCTTAAATTTAATCACAATTTTATCAATATTCTCTCTTAGTTTCATTAGATCATCTAGAGTCAGGAATTTGACCCTTTTAATGGTTTCGAAATTAATATGATCTTTTGTTCGCTCAAAATCTATTTGATAAGTTTTCCCCTCATCAAGAGTATAAATGGTAGGTTCAATCATTCATTTTCCTCCACCCATTCCCTATAAGCATCACACGCTTCTTGTATGGTTTGAAAATAGCCGACTATACTAACCCCATCAGATTCATGCCTCATGATATAATTCTCAAAGAGAAATTCATTTCCCTGTGGTTTGCCCCAAAGTTGTGTTTTTGTGGGTATGTCGCCCATTGTTTATTCATTTCTTTGATTCTTTGGGGATTTGTTTCCCATTTAGATTAATTAATGCTTTGATTATACTTTTTAGTAGGCACAATAGCCCTTAGACGGTTGTAAATAATGGTCAAATTAGTACGGTCAATGTGTACTTTTTCATGGAGAGCATCACCAATAACCCTTTTAACCAGAGCAATTTCTTTATCGGTCAACAATACATTCTTATACATAAATCCCCTATTTATTACTACTTTTCCTACTACTAGTTATAGACAGTATACCAGAAGGGATAGGGTCTGTCAAGAGGGTTTATCGGCCATTCGCACTATTGGCCTTTAATCCAATTTTCACCACGGCGTAAGATAATAAGTGAATTTTAATTTGATTAGTTAACAAATAGATCATATTAGCTAACAAACCAGTTAAACGACTTATTTCTGGGATTCAGAAGAGGTATATTGGTGGGATTGATAGTGGTGATTAATAATATATTCTACAATATATTTGGTAGAAATCATAGAAACTATTGTAACTAGCCCCAAAAAAATCAGGCTTTTGATAAAAGGTTTATGAAATTCTACAATTTTTGAACTACTCATCATTTTCATCCTTATAAAGAAAATACTCTAAATACGAGACCAATCCCCACATGATGATTATGCAGAGAAGAATGATAACATGACCATATTTAATTAGGGGATCATTATTGTCCATTAAAATACCTCAAGATCGCCCAGTGTATTCCTATGAGGATTGGTATTGCTATTAGGAATATGATTAGTCTGGTAGTATCATCATGCACAAATGTTGGACATATTGGCCGTCTAACTATTGTCGGGGTCTGTGCTATTATCTGATGAACTAACATAATTGATTAACCATTGATTAGCTAGGTATACAATACTCTCTACTATTATAATTCCTAGAATCAAAAAACCAATGGTTCGTAAGATACTAAATATGTTCATATTAACTGACTGTAGGCATCTGGGGCAAATCCGGTGCTTTAGGTGGGACTACTAAAATCTTCATAAGTTATTTTAGGAATATGATGGTCACCAGCATCCACCATATTTTTGATTTCTATGGTCAAAATACTACTACTTAAATCTGGAGTTGTTAATCTGTGCTTATTTACCAAGTCTTGAACATGAGCACAAATACTCTCACAGCTAATTTCTTTGTTTAAAACTATTCCTATAATCATACTAACTGACTGACTGTAACCATAAAAACCGATCCGATAATATTAGGTAGTACAAGCATATCCCCTGATAGATAGGTGGGTGAGAGAAGAGATACCAGGGGTATGCTTATACGTTATATTATCATCTCCAGCTTCTTACTCTATACCACATTCCGTTACGACCTTGAGCACTAGCATCTCCTGTTAGGCTCATATTGTTACCGGGAACACATGTGTTACAATTGGCACTAGAACCATAACCTACCCCTTCAAAACTACCAATAGTTCCCCATACATGACCAGTAATATTATTAGCTGCCATATAATTTGCTTCTGCTTGACATCTTTCCTGATCATTTCCCGAAACATAATAGTTACTATAACTTTGGACCTTCATGGTCGGCTGACTATAGTACCTGGGCCTCGCCGCCTCCGCGACTAAACTAGTACAAAAAATAACGGCAAATGCAACCATAAAAATTCTCATCATTTATCCTCCATGATAAAGTAATTCCTTTTAAGAAAAGACCCCCGAGTTTTTTCGGGGGCGATCTTTTCGTTATGATCTATAATCCGACAAGTTGTCCTAACCCTTCAGATTATCAACCATGATTTTCAACGAACAACATCACGAATACGATTGACTGTTTTTCGTCCTACATTTCGCGTAGCCTGTACGGTGCGTCGTGTTACTGTTACTGGAACACTAACAACCTCACGGGTAACATTAACAACACGACTTCGTAGCGAACAAGTGCCGTTGACACATTCACCAGCCATAGAGGTTGAGCCAACACAAAGTAGTGCGATTACTAATAGAAAATTCTTCATAAAAATAACTCCTTGGTTAAAAAGAATGTGCCGTCCTTGGCACGAATCATTCATTTACTACCCTATACTAGAAAGACGGGATTTGTTGTCAATTCCCAAAATCTTAAAGGGTTCTCTAAACTCGCTGACTACGACCACAAAGACCAAATCCGGCAGATTAGCTGAGACTAATTGCCGGACTTGATGTTAACCAAACTTAATGGTAGTTATTACAAACTTTTCTTAGGCTTATACCAAAAATTGTATAGAAAGTATGATGATAGTAAAGCTAACAATACTAATCCACCAACACTATACCAATAAACTAATGGAAAACTATCGTTCATAAAGCACCTCACTTTAAATTACAAAGAACTCAGTGTCGGGCTTTTTTGCCTTACTAATTTTGGGACGACTACTACATTTAGTAATCTTGCCCCTATGATCCTTATGTTCAAGTTCTAGGAAACTTTTATCTCTACCGTCGTTATAATCTTTGAATCTAAAAATATAGTTCTTGATTATATCTTCAGGTTTAGTATCCTGATCATATATTTCCCCTTCTATTTCAAAGGATAATATTCTATGAAAGATTCTAGGCATGATGTTCATACTCCTGTGTTAGAGTAGCAGGCCCACTAAAATCTTCCCAATTATCTACTAGAATTTCTGGAGCCTCTTTTCGAATCTCTGACTCCAAGGCATAATTAGACTCTTTATCTTTTTCCTTTTGCAGATAGTCTCTTAAACGATCTTTTATCTGCATAAAATCTAATTCACCTAAAATCTGATCAATATACTTTCTCTGAATCTCCCTACGAGTAACCTGATTAATAACTCTAGCCTTCATAAATCACCTCATGGTTAAAAAGTTAAAAACAATTCGCCCATGATTCCAATTGTCCCCCGATTACTCAGGTGACGATCAGCTCCGTTGACAAATCACATTATACCATGGTGGTGAGATATGACAATTTGTTTTTTTATTTGATTAGTCTATGTCGTCATAGTTATTGAATCTTCTTGGCGATCTCTTAATAAGAATTCTTTCTGGTTCGGACGGACGCATCATGTCTATAACGATACAGGATGCTCCTATTAAAAAGAGCAGGAGGACGCCACCAAGAATATAAAAACCGGCCATACAGATACCTCTGGTTGAGCTATAATAGATTTCGAACCCTCAGACATGTTTGATTTTGTGTCTTCTTGCTCATGTAGTTTACATAGCGCATATCTCTTTAAAAGTTTCTGAGCTTGACAGTGCTTAGCAAAACTTTATGTATTATGCAGAGTTGGTATTAAACTACTAAAGAGTAAGAATACAAGATACATATAACTCTATAGTATCTTATGTATCAATCAGCACTCCATTGCAGACACGAGACAGAACAGGATAATGAGCATAAGCATAAGAAGTTCCTTGGGTGACAGGTGTGAAAAAGAAAGTAATATACATTGTAATCACCGGACTTCTACGCAAAACTACCAGCATTATCAAGACTCTCATACAAACCATCAATATAATCTCTGTCGCCTTGGCTAAGAGACTTATCATTCCAGTTGACATAACTCAGGGCATCTAGTATAATTTCCATATCACGAACGTTGAAACGAAAGCTGTTGTATTCAGGATCGTATGTCATAGCTATCTCCGTAAGATGTTTTGTACTGTCGAGCTACACTACCAGTATACCATACCTATCGGTCGCCACAAGGTGTTGAGTATAAAGGATTTAGATCAGAAAACCCCAATGGCACAGGGTCTTAATAGTAGTACCCAAACCAGGAACCAGTTCTAACTTAAAACAGTCTTTATAAGAAGCCCACACATAGGAGGAATGTTCCCAGTTAAGATCAACCTCATAAAGACCAACTTGATTACAAACAAAAACAGTTTTACTATATCCCGAATGATACTTAACTTCCATAGGAGTAAGCTCAAGGGCATTTAGTCTTATATTAGTTTCCTCTCGTAGTTCTCTTATAGCAGCATCAATAAGAGTCTCATTATCTTCTACGCCTCCGCCAGGCAAACAATATTTCTCAGGCATCCAAGGAGCAGTTGGTCCTCGTTTCAATAGTAACAATTTATTAGCACTTATTACAGCAACCGTACTATTTTTTTGCATACCATTCTAGCGTCTGCGGGGTTCGGTACTTAAAAGACACATCATAAGTATAATACAAACTATAGCAACCAAATCAATCCTCCAATTCTCTAACTTCCACTATATTTTCTGGGCCAAATTCTCCAAAGAAATCAGGATCACCATAAAGCATATTAGTAAGATAGTTAGCAATCTCTTCCTTGTTATTAGAAACAAGATCATCCTCAATACCAAGTTCCATAGTAATCTTGATCAACTTCATTTCTTGACCCGCTTCTTTCTTTTTTGGGTAAACTTTTTCAGTTCCAACCACACAGTACCATTCCCCCACACATTCTCTTCCCCAAACATATTATCAATAGCATCCTCAACATTAGTAGGAATACTATCGGGATCATCAGCTTCTGGATATACAGTAATCTTAATCAGAGCATTGTAATACTTAACTGTTTTTCTAGTCATATTTTCTTCTGCATAACTCAAAGGGTCCCCAACATTTTGCAGACTATGATTTATAAAGAATAATATAGTCTATTTTTATCTTCCTGAAAATCAATCTCAGTAGATTATTTATTTGTTACATCGCTTGTTACTATGTACAGTATAACACACGATTCGACTTGACGCAAGGTCTTGTGGTTCATGGACTTACGATCATTGGCTGGCTTTACTGGACTGACTATGAGCATCATGAGCGAATCCGTTGGATTAGATAGGACAATCTAGGGCTAGAATAACATCCTGACCCTTATTACATTCACTATTATTATTTTTACCTAACCCATTGCCACCACTCACCTTACGTCTACTCCATTGTATCGTCATCCCCAACCCCTTGTCTATAGGGAACTTGCGAGATTCTTTTACAAAATTTACGTAAGTCCTTGCCACCATTAAACTTACGACTAAATTCGCGGGCCGGGATCGCCCTAAGTCCTTTAGTGGCAACCACTTACGTCAAATCCACCATCATAAAAAAGGAGAAGCCGCCCCCCACCCCTGAGGGACGGCTTCCCCGAGCCACGCACCACGAAAGGAGAACGTTAGATGGCGTTGGCGAACTGCAATGCAGTGTCCAATGCCTTGGAGTTGTCGTTTGCGTTCTGGCCGAACCAGAGCGAGTCGAGCCGGTTGTCCGACGTGCGACCCTTGCTGTAGTTCAGGTATTCGTTGAAACCGTTGTAGGCAGCCCACCACGTTCCACGAACCCCAACCGCAGCCTGCTTCGGACCTTCGACGAGAGTAAGGATCTCGTCCATGATATTGCGGGTGCGAGTCTTGATCTCCTCGTCCGCAGTACCTTCGATGCCCAGCAGCACCTTGACATACCGACGAACGTCGGCCTGATTGAAGTTCTTCGACGCGAGGAACCGATACTGTTCAGCGGTCGCTTCGAACTCCGCATTGATGTTGTCCATAATGTCACGGACTTGTTCCAGATTGGTCTTGCTGGAGCGGGTGTGACGAATACGGATCAGTTTGCTGCCGCTATGCTTGCTGTGAGCAGCGGCGAGCGTGTTGACGCACACAACCCGGATCGGCGTATAACCGACACGAATGGCGGTTGTGCCGTCGTGACTGTTCGACAGCAAAATGAACTTGCAAACCTCGTCACCCTTGACGATTTCGCTATTGTCACGGTTGAGTTGGGCAAGAACCCAAACCTTCTGGCCGCTATGCAGCGAACCGGCAGTGTGCAACTGGCACTCGCCAGCGTCAAGAAACGGCTGGAACCAATCGAACGCATCGCTGTTTTGCAGCGGAGTGTATCGCGGACCAACAACCCCCAGAATAGAGTTGTCAGTCTTGCGGTACGTTGCACGGGCGGGAACGGGCGTCCCCTCTTGGGTAAACAGGTCTTTCAGACCAACTTCCCAATCCAGACCAGCGGCGGTAATCGCCTCCGAAACAGTGGGAGCCTCGTCCAACTGGTTCCCCAGACCGTGCCACGGGGTCGCACCAACAAACATCATCTTTTCAACAGCAGCAGGCATATCTATCCCTTTCGTGTTACTGAACCTTCGTTACGTCCTTCGATTCTACCATCTATTATCGGCATTGTCAAGGGGGTGTCTTGAGAAAATTTTGTGATTGTCGTAAGTCGTTGTGGCGTAAGCACTTACGTTCAGCCGGGGCGCCCCGCCTGATCCTAAGTCCTTGGCGGACTTGGATTTAGGAATGGGGTCTTGTAGCGTTGTTGAAACATTTTGGCTGTTTCTGTAGTGTACGCACATTCATCTGGAATATAGCAATACAATCCATTACATATTGCTTTTGGATTATCTTCATATATAGCCTGACGAATCCATTTGAAAGTATCCCCAGAACAAATAAGATCATCTACTACAATATATCTAAAAGGAGAAACTCCCTCAATATAAAAATCACTGTATCGTTTTTCATCTGGCTTACGAATAACTACAATATTTTTATTTAGCAGTTCTGCTATCTGAGGAACCACCATCAGTCCGCTTACACCACAGCAAGCAATACTATCAAATGTATTAGCGATTGGTCGCAAATCACAAACTGCTTTGATAATAATCTTATTCCGGTTCTTGTGGTTCAAAACTCGACACGTATGACTAGCACCCTGAATAATCTTGCCATCATCAGTGAGACGAACATCTTCAATAGATTGATTCATAAGATTCATAAAAACGGATGGTACGATTCGAACGTACTAGAAAGAAAGGAATAAAGAGATAATAACAACTTGTCCCACCAAGTTGCATCCGTCCGAGAGAAGATCAATCGTCAAGTTCGTCAATGTCAGAGTAGTAACTCTGGAACTCTGTATTGTATGGTTGACTCTCGTCATCATCAGCGTCAGTCATCCATGCTTCATCGGTTCCATCGTCATAGTAGATTTCATCTTCAATATAATCAGCATCTTCGGCTAGATTGTGGTAATCATATTCGTAATCATTCTCTCTCATAATCAACTCTCCTTTGATACCATCATACACCAATCAGCCGCTTTTGTCAAGTGGGCCTTCTGGGACTCGAACCCAGAACCAATAGATTAAAAGTCTACTGCGCTGCCAATTGCGCCAAAGGCCCGTTTAAACATTATATCTTATGATTTGTTTTTGTCAAGTGACCCCACGGAGAATCGAACTCCGATCTTCGGGATGAAAGCCCGATATACGAACCATTATACTATGGGGCCAGCCTCGTAACTCAACGTCAGCCTCCGAAGCATTAGAAGTAGGGCGTGTACGAGTCGAACGTACCTATGACGACCTTATAAGAGTCGCGGATGCTACCGGCTTACCTTACGCCCCGTGTGTCCTAATCATCATACTCTATCTATCGGCAGTTGTCAACCCATCCTTTAGAAATCTTTTATGGTGGATGCTGGATTCGAACCAGCGAAGCCGAAACAGCTGATTTACAGTCAGCCCCCTTTGACCACTTGGGTAATCCACCAAACGGAATCTGAGGGATTCGAACCCCCGGAGGATTTTAACCCTCGGCGGTTTAGTAAACCGCTGCCTTAAACCACTCGGCCAAGATTCCAACTGGCGAGACAGGATTCGAACCTGTAACCTAGCGGTTAACAGCCGCTTGCACTACCGTTGTGCTACTCGCCAATAATTCCGGGACTACGATTTGAACGTAGAATAAAGGATCCAAAGTCCTCTGTGATACCGTTTCACCATCCCGGAGAGCCGACGAAAGGATTTGAACCTTCAACCTATTGATTACAAATCAATTGCACTACCGTTGTGCTACATCGGCAATCTTAGATATCATACTCTTGTCGCCACTCCCTGTCAATATCGTTTCTAGTACGGCGACGTTTGGGGCGACTATCGTATGTAGTGTTGACCCGATCCTCCCTGTGTCCCGTAGGCAGTTGCCATTGAGGCTTGACTTTGATTTTGATTGTGCGTCGGGGTTGTCGAGTATCGTCGTTGTTGTGGTGCATAGTCATGCCATTGTCCATTTTCGTGCAGATAGAAAACCTTGTCGATATTAGGATCGTAAGCCATCAAACAGTATTGTATCGGATAAACCGGCTTTGTCAAGACCTGCTTTTGAGGAAGTTTGGGTAACTTGATATCGCCTTTCTGATAGTCTTTTACACCATTATAAGCCAAACCAAAAATAGCAATCAAAACCCCGAGCCACTGGATCATTCTTTCGCCCCTTCTTGCTGTTCTTCGTGTCATCATACCATATTTATCGGCAATCGTCCAGCCAGGACTTGAGAAGATTTTTGATTTGCTCTAAAGTGTTGCGAGATAAGCACTTATGACGAATCCGGCCGGCCGCCCTTGCCCTAAGTGCTTTAGGGTCAAGGACTTGTGTCAAAGGTCTTGCTCAGTCCGTATGTATTCCATAATGTCGTCGCAATTCGTACACACTGGTTCTCCCATTTCAGAATAATACCAAGGTTCTACATACGCATGATTATCGCACGATGGACATTCCCACAAGTGTCTAATCTTTTTATCGTCAACTATAACCCACATAGTTATTTCTCCATAGTCCAGCCAGCTTTTTGTATCACCTTCGTACTTTTATAGACTTTCGTATCGGGTAGCGCTGTAGCATAATCCTTGAATCCTCTTTCATCTACATAGAAATATTCATCCAGTACATCGAACTGATTTGTTTCCCACAAAGCATCTACTGCCGCACCGAACGGCTTTTTACCTGTGGAATAAATCAACTCTAAAGTGCCACACTTAATATAGTATTTAGCCATTATATACTCTCATATCTGCAAGCGGTACAGTTACAACTATGCTCAGTCAAACAATCCCAATCAATTGCTCCCCATATTTCTTCATCAACAAAACCGAAACTTTCAACGCCAAAATCTATCGGAACAAGTATATTGCCGCTTTTGCGTTTTATCCATCCAAAGTTAGCACGATGAGCATCTACATAAGATAATCCATGATACTTTTCTAGCGTCCATACAACAGATTGAATATTGATTGAGTTAGAACATTCACTATCAAAACATTCTCCGTCACAATATTCTTCATCATAACATTCGGCCATAGGCTTCGCAACCTCAGTGAGATAACCCCACTCCGTCAACTCTCCCGCGTAACGTATACGTCCAACATCCCCATAAACTTTTGGAGCCATAGCCATATCGGCCAACCCACTCTGAATACGATGGGCAAAGTCAGCGTTGTCTTTATCCTGAAAACATTTAAAACCAAGCCTCTTATTCCCAACAATCCTAAAGAAAGTATTCCTACTTCCTGCATCATCATACAATCCAACATAAGAACTAGGCATTATCAACTCCCAAGGCTAATCACAACAGTATCATCGTACTTTCCAAACTCTAAAATAATATCAAAATCATTATCGTCAAGTATAGACTGTAGCGTTTCCTGACTAATAAGAGTGTCTGTATTGGTACCAAAACTAATATCACTATTAGAAATGGCTTCCATCACACTACCATAGTCCAACTCGTTATAGTCACAAACTTCTCTAAGGTCGAGATATTCCCAAGCATAACTTTTCATATTTTATCCTTAGTGTGCAGGAAACAATACGTTAGCCAGACCCTTGACGCACATATCGCATGATATACTATCTTTAGTTCCGGTGCAAGTGATAACCGAGCGACCGCGACGGATTTCTGGACAAACCACAAACTTAGTCGCATTGAGAACAACCAGTTTCGGCAACGCTTTCCGCCATGCGTCGGCCTTTGCCTTGTTTTTCGGACGCTTAGGTGCAACCTTCATATCGCTATCACACCATGCGAACAGTTTGAAACCTTGGGCCAGTGCTTCGCCCATGTCGTTATCATCATGCACACTAGCGTATACATTCATATACTTTTGCAGACTCACAAGCCGGGAATCGTAGATATGAGTATAGAACCACATATCGGGCAGCGTATCGCCATCGGCCAGGATACTCTCACAAGCCCATGTCACGTTGGCAACATAGTCTAGGTCAAGTTCACCATTGAGAAACCAATCGCCACGCTCATGCCAACGGATAGACTTCTCACGCTTTTTAGCGTCAAGAATCATGGCACGGATTTTATTCTTCTCGGTCACGACATTAGCAAAACCAGCAGTACGAGCGTTCTTATACTGCTTCTCAGTTTGCTCTGCATAGCAACCGTTGTCAAGATAATCACAATCAGGAGGACAAGTGTCCCCAACAGGACGAGAAACAACAACACAACCCTTGCCCAACTTATCGTTACCATCTGCCGTTTTCATGGTTTTCTCCTAGCGTGTCTCTCGATTCTACACTAGATTATCGGCACAGTCAAGAGGAAAACTTTAGAGAGAAAAAGATTTGTCGTAAAGTCTTATGGGGTCAGCACTTACGACGAACCCGGCCGCCCGAATTTGTTCTAAGTCTTTACCCTTAAAGAACTTAGGAGTACTTCACACAGTTTTAAAAACTGCTCAGTAGTTTCAGCATCGTTTTTCATAATAGCCCCAAGAGGAATCGAACCTCTAATACAGGATTAGAAATCCCGTGTTATATCCGTTTAACTATGGGGCCGCATTGCTATTATAACATAACCCACTCAACGCCGCAAGCCCCCGTGGCGTCCCACGGAGGCATTTGCGGTTTTATGGTGTTATCGGCTACCATCTCCATAAGTAATATACTCTAGAAGCCCAATAACTTCAAGGTCACCATCCTATTATTGGCTGGTTAGGCTCTTCTAGGTTGCACCTTTAAGTCTTGCAACGGACTATCATTACGCGGGAGTTATCCCGCCGCACTATGCCTAAAATCTATTTATACTGGCATAGTCCAGTTTGTTGATGTTAGGCGATTGCCTCCTCCTTGGCAACCTTGCCATCGTGAGCGTCACCAGCCTGTTCGGCGGTTACGCCAGTGACGCGGGCACGCCACACCTTATAACCTTGCTCGCTAAACGCCTTGACCTCACCAGCCTTGACATTAGCGTGAATGTCGCTGGACAGCGAACCACTCAGGCACTCACGAATCGAATCAACAACACCGTCACGATCCAGTTCGTCCGCAACAATATCAACCGCAAAAGAAAACTTCTTCATAGTAATCAACCTTTCCAAAAGTGTTACAGTTACCAATCACATACTACCAGTATACGCTACTGATAGCCACTTGTCAAGTCTGCCATGAAGGTTTCTTTCGTTGGCATCGTGGCAGCCACTTGCTTCGTGTTCCATCATTCTACAGTATATTATCGGCATTGTCAAGGCCGAACTTGAGGAGTTACTCAAAAATTTTTTCTTTTGTCCTAAGTCGTTTAGCCGTAAGGACTTACGTCGAACCCGGCCCGCCTGCCTAGTCCTAAGTTCTTTAGGGACAAGGCTTTAGGTCATGAAAGATAACCCTCACAACCCAAAGTGGTCAGATCACGCAGCAGTGCCTCTGCCGCTTCCGGCGTTTTCAGAGTCATCGTATTTCGATTGGTGCCACTATCACGCCACTTACCGAACTGGTCGTAGTGACCAACAATCACATCCGTCCAATCCTTGGCTTCTTTCAGACCCCATCCGGTGTGCAGTCGGATAGCCTTGATACAGTGAATACGGTTGTTTGTACTCATACCTCCGGTGATTGTCACCATACGACGCTGATTCACACCCAGCGCCATCTCCAAGGCACACACGATCTTCTCGTACATGTCCAGATTGCAGCCGTTGGATACAAGGTTCAGGGCCTCACGCACACTCAAATCAATCTTGATCATATTCCAAAACTTTCTGTATACTTAGGGTCTATCTCGTAAATGCCGTCAAAATTTCCGTTGCGTTCTTCTAGAACATATACCTGTTTGCCATGAGTAATCAAGGTATCATATTCACTATTGTCCCAAATAAACTCGTTGTTGTCACTTTCTCGTCGCCAGTGCGGATCACGAAGTGGATTATAGAACAACTTTTCCAGATTGTCAATAGGCAAAATCGGGTAAAAGTCCTTACGCAACATCACCTCATCACACCTTACCCATCCACTCACATCATGCACACCAGCCTCAAATACCTGTTTAGCCTTATTCGGCCTATTCCACAACTTACAACCCCTCATCTCCAACTGATATTCAGCAGGATCATAATAGCAAACCTCAACAGTCTTTCCTCCCTGCTTAACTTTAATTTGCCAGTGCATATAGTGGGATCCACCACCCAAATGAAATCTCACTTCTCCATACAAAGGTTTCTGTTTCATACTTATACTATACTCTATCGTTCAGTTGTTGTCAATAGACCCTATACACTGGCTGACTACATCCACCCTATCCGAATCCGAAGGATTAGACAAGACAGATAGATTGGGTTATGCCATACTCGGCTTTGCATTTAACCGTGGCTTCTTTGATATCATTCTGCCAGCGGCCCTCATCTATCGTCTGCCTTAGTATACATCTATTATCGGCAAGAGTCAAGAGAAGTCTTTAGAAAATCGCAAAGTGTTGAACTATAAGCACTTACGACGATTTCGGCCCGCCGAACTTGTCCTAAGTCTTTATGTGATCACTAGTTAGCAACATACCACCAATGGCAGTTTGCACAGAAGTGCCATATAATACCATAGTCATGGTCATATTTGTATACTAGAACATCACATTTGCCACACGGACAAATATCGCTAAGTGTTTTAAGCATTGTCTCGCACCAATTCTATATACTTGTTCACAAGTTCAGGAGCTGATATCTCATGCAGCCCAATCAATTCTTTAACCTTGTTTCTCTGAGCATTACTCATTGCACTCATACGAGAGTTAAGAAAATTCAGAACATAGATAATGGCTTGCTCACGATTCATATCACAAGCTTCCACAGTATTTAAGTCTCTAAAGTTTTTAGCCATTAGGATAATCCTCTGGGTAGTCTTTTGCAGGCTTAATCGGTCTGCTCATCACACCATCATCTGGCATCCACCACGGAGCATCCATTCGATCAACAAGGCCAGGACTCTCATGACAGAAAATAAGATGAGGGCTTACTGGATCTTCTGGAGCATAACAATATTCTCCAGCCCACACACCAATATGTTCACCATAATACCAGATACCCTGTCCCTGCTCTGGCTGCTTTTCAAAGAAACTAATCCATTCCATTAGTGCTACGCACCTTTCTAAGAATTTCATCGTCATGGATTTCTAAAAGCTTATCGAGTAACTTAGATTGCATTTTTCTAAATTGCTTCTCATTACCCCAATAGTAACCCTCTCGAATATTCTCTCCTATCAGGTTCAATATGTAGTTGAGTTCGGTGTGAGTCAATTCGACAGTTTCGGTTTTCATTTCTTCTTCTTTTTCTTCTTGTTAGGCTTACTAGGCAGTTTGGTTTCTATATCAATCTCTTCTATCCTAACAGGTCTAACAGTATAGTCAAGAGCATCAAACCATGCTTCGGCAATCTTTTTGGTTTTACAGACCATATGGGTTTCTTCATGGATACAACCAGCCCCATACTCACAGATAATAGCGTAACCTTTCATTTTGTCCTCATAACAACGAGACATTTAGTACCAGTATCATAATCAGTATACTTCACACACTCATGAGGCCCATAATACCAAGCATCATTTTTGGAGAAATTGAACACAATCTCTTCAGTGTTCAGCTTAACATCATTATACCCACCCTCATATCCAAGAGTAAGAACCCTCATATCAGACGGATAATTCTTCAACTGCTCAATCAATTCTGCTACAGTCATAAGTTCTCCTTAGCCTACATTCTACACTATCTTATTTGTATTGTCAACCAGCGAACCTTTTACGATCCGGTTCTATACTCCAACGCTAGTTAGGTTTGTTGTTGGGATCCTCAAACCCACCCTCCCAATGGGGCTCTCTCGTTGGAAACCGCTCACGACATTGGTCCCTAAAGATATGATCAGTATCTTATCACCATGCTATTTCAAAGCGATTACTGGTTGTATTGTAGACAGGCCGGGACACACATACGATGGTGCGCCTCAGTTACTCCGCCTGTCTGTTATATGAAGCGTGACCAAGGATTCGCACCTTAGTAGATTGGTATACTATCCCAACGTATAACCCCGTTAGGCAACCCCACGCTGCATAACAGACCGTAGGTTTATCGTACAGGTTATCCCAATCTAGTCGCTAGACTCACGCATTATATTGGTCGTAATGAGGACGCCATCCCCCATAGATTAGCATTACTATACAACGTATAAGCCCGTTGTCAACCCCATCTCTGCCGAGACATGCGGGGTTTATCGTAATGGCTTATCCTAATCTAGTCCCGTCGCATGGACCTACGAAAGTTTGTTTTGTCTTACTCAATCATTCTACATCTATTATCGTCACTTGTCAAGAGCCATCTGTAGGAATTCCAAAAATTTTTTGTATTGATGTAACCCTATGATACACAAGCACTTACGACAAACTCGGCGGGCCACCCTCGTCCTAAGTACCCTTGGGCAAAGCACTTAGGGCGAAGGGACGATCTAGGCGTTTACTTCCTCATCGTCTTTGAAAAACTCCTGCATATCATACTCGTTCCACAATGCTACAGGAATCATATCCTTACTATTGTAGTCGCAGTAGTTATCAGCACCATTATCCCATATACCACAGAAAGCCATCCCCGGTTCCCAATAGGTTGCTCGTACATTATATCCTAATTCTACAAGTTTCTCATATAAACCGACAGGAGGACTCCAGGCACTATCAAAAGAGCAACAAACCTCGTTATCAACCCTAGTGGCTTTCAAACCATATCGTTCCTCTTTTTCTGTGCCAACATCGGCCCCAATATCCCACTTGGTTCCCCAGTTGTTGATTTGCCAGTTATACCAATCTTCGCCCTCCGGCAACGGCAAAAACTCACTACAAGCCTTACCTAGATTGTAGGCTTTTTCAAACCTATCAACCATATCCTTATTAGGATGGGAAACCGTCAACTTGTTCATGCACCAGTTAGGCATATAAACCTTTCAGTTTAGGGTTGTGGTCAATGCTTCATAGCGAGCATCACGCTTGGCTGCTTCCAAAGCCTTGCAGAAAAACTGATGAAAGTCATCCAAGTCAGCATGAATCTCTTGCTCTGTTTTGCCAATAGAAAGAATCATTCTCATAGCAAAAGCAGCGACATGATCCGCAATCAGACTCTTTTCTTCTTCAGACAGGCTCATTTTTTACCTCTTTAGCGTCAGCGATCCAATCCCCAATATACACTCGTTCTACAAACAATCTATCGCCATACTTCATGTTAGCCATACGCATAGCGTCCCATTCGCTAAACGCTTTGACATATCCAACCAGCCGACAGTCTTTGACCACGGCCCAAGTATACATTGTCATTCATCTTCCTCCACACCCCCAAACATCTCATCCCACGTTTCTGCGTCAATACCGGTCATGAGAATCTCACGATCATCGGCATTGAGATACGGGAAGCAGTTTTGAATCAAACCGCCATTCAGCCATTCGTTAGCATCACTCAGTTTTGTGGTAATGCTAAACGGACGACCACCCACACTGATACCGCTAAACACCACATCGTCACCGACAACATTTCGGTCAACCGCATCAGTCATAGCATATCGAGTCAACATCTTTTTTCTCCTTGTGTTCACCGATTCTATCATGTATTATCGGCTTGTCAAGAGGAAAAACCTTAGAAAAAGTTTCGCTATCTAAACCCTTGTCGGATAAGGACTTACGTCATGCGGGGCGGCGCGGCCTTACCCTAAGTGCTGCAATAGCAACACCTTAGGGCTTGGCTCGACATTTGATACTAGAACATCATCGCGGCCAAACCGCTCTTGAACAAAGCACCAGCCAGCAAAGGTCTACGACAGTTGGTAGTACGCTCTGCGTAGAAGTTACGAACACTGCCATTCGGCATCTTGCAAGTAACAAGATGACTGGTACGCACAAACTGCGGATCATTACGACGATACGCACTACGGGTATTCAGTCTTCGGATACTTGCACTGTCCAGAGTATGAACATCCAGAACCTTAGCAAGATAACGCTCAGGATCGCCCTTTGCGGGCTGTTCATAAACAAAGTTATACACTTCGCCAACCTTTGCTGTACTCAGTGATCCATGCACACCACCGTACACAGAATACGTCAGGAATGCAATCACAGCAGTAGCAACAACAACAATACCACCAATCACAAACGTCAAATCGCTCATATCAACCCTTTCGTTAGAAAAACTAGAACCACAACTCCAACCATTCTACATCTATTATCGTCATTTGTCAAGCGGAAACTTTAGAAATCTATCCCGTTCAGTTGCGTAAGGCTTGTCCTCTTGTCCTATATCTATTATCGACCAACAGTACCTACCTTCTTTAGAGAATTTGGGTAGAACTTGAAAAAATCTCGAATATCGTCGTTGTATGCCATATTGGCATTATCACAAGTCGCATCAAAATAGAGATAATACCCGCTATCTTGTCGAGTCAGATTTTGCGTATACTTCTTGACATGCTTTTGCTCACTCCATTTTGTCACTAGTCCATTAGGAGTAATAAAAATCATGAACAAAATATCGAAACATTCAGGCTTGACACCACTGAAAACGCAAATGCTCTTGGAGCCTTTCTTGGTGTGTTTGGGAAACATCTTAGCAGTCTTGACTTCGCAACGAATGTTGTCGTTCAAAAGAATGTCAAAAGATTTCGTACCACCATGCCTCTTGACATCATATCCGTTTTGACGCAGCCGACGAGCCATCAGTTTCTCGCCGCATTGACCAATAGCATACGGGTCAAGACGAGAAAGAGTATACGCTAACTTGTTCAGTTTGGGGCAAAAATAGGTTTCCGGCTCCAAACACTTGATTCCGTTCTTGATCTTATGAAAGTCACGCATCGTGAACATCATTATTCTCCTGTAGTTATGGCTATTCTACAAGAGTATCGGCTATTGTCAATAGATTTAGTGAAAAAATTATTTTTTGTTCTAAACCTATGGCAGATAAGAACTTACGACAAATCGGGCCGCTCCGCCTCACCCTAAGTGCTTTAGGGATAAGGCTTTGCGTTCACTCAAAATCCACAAAAATAACCTGATTATATCCACGAGGCTTGATGGTTAGGCTCTCACCATAGTCATAGGTGTCAGCCTTTACGTTTGTCATACCAACAGCTTTCTTCGCGTAATATGTAATAGTACGCTGTGAGGCTTCATTGGGTAGATCAAATCCATATCGGTTAACCCAACCATAATTAGCTTCACCACCCAGCGTATCAGTAATTATCACATTCACCTTCATCCCCAAACTCCTTATGTTCAAATACAAGATCGCTCATCAAATAGGATACCAGAATCCCAGCAGCCATACCCAAACCGAAAATCACATAACCATCCATGGCTCTTTTCCTTTTAGTTTATAAGATAGGTTGCCACACAACCGCCCAAAAAACTCGCCAGAAACAAGATTTTCTCACTGAAACTCATGCTTGCACCATTCTACTTTAGAAAGATTATTCTGTCAAGTGCTGACTACAAGCCATTGTAGCCGAATCCGAAGGATTAGCAGAGACTACCAGCCATCTCCTATTGCCTTTCGATTGTTCGCCCCGCGAGTCCGAAGACGCTTGGGACGGTTATCGTGCTGACCACTACCTCCAAGGTGGGGGTTGTGACCTTTGCCTATTTCCCATACTTGACGCACGTTCAATACCAACACCATGTTTTTCTTGCGTTTGCTCATGTTCTTTACTCTACCATATTATCGACCAAAGTCAAGCACAACCTGTAAGAATTTTTTTGTCATAAGTCATTGGCAGCAAAAGACTTAGAACTAATCCGAGCGGCCCCGCTTGCCACAAGTGCTGTAGCAGCAAGGGTTTACGATCAGAAATCTCCAACAGTATTCAAGCGTACAGGCTCGCTCTTGAATGAACATACATTCAGTCCACTAGCAGCCACAACAGTATCGAACATGATACCGAGAAACTCCTGCCTTTCAACTGCTGTACTCATATCATGTTCTGGCAACTCTAACAGAAACTCACGATCAACGGCAATCTCATCACCATTATCATTCTCTACGAGAATATCATAGAAGCGATGCGTGTTCATACTGTGCTCTCCTTGGGTTCAATCGTAGTAGGGGCCATCTTCGTTGTAATCAACATAACCGATTGCATCATCGGCATGGAAATCCTCTCGGTCATCTCTGTAGTAGCCGTAATCCTCATCTGTTCCCCAACCGCATGACGCAAGGCCGGACTCGTGATCTCCGTCCATATCATCATTAATATCCTCATCAACCCAGTCCACCTCTCCACTATTATCATCCTCGTCGTAAAAGTCGTTGTAATCGTCATAGTTAGAATCTTCTTCGTCGCCAACGTAGGCCATGTCATCGTCCTCATAAGCGTTATCGGGATCGAACAGGGGGTCAGGGTGACTCATCATCTTCCTCTCTTTCTTGTATCGGCAGTCTACCAGAAAAACTTTAGGCTGTCAAGCCCTACCAGCCGTTTCGGCGATATTCTTCTCGGAGTTCCTCTTCTTCACGACGCTGACGATCATTCACAGGAGGGCCATATCCCAGATCATATGCTTCTCGCGCAGCATCATATCCATCATCAGAATCTTCGTCATTCCATTGGTCGTATCGACTCATCTTTCACTCTCACTTTCTCTACTTCTTATATCGTCAAGTCTAGCATCTCAACTTTAGCCTGTCAAGAGAAAATCTAAAAATTTTTTGTTGACGTAAACTGTTGAGACATAAGGACTTACGTTTCGCGGGGCCGGCCGGCCTCACCGCAAGTGCTTATGCGGCAAGGCTTTGCGTCAAACCGTAAACTCTACGTCCGGTTCGATCTGGTCACTAATCCCCACCACCTCAGCCCAATCGTAAAAATCGACTTGGACACTAGGATCATCAATCGGCTCAACCATCGGCTCAAGAATACCCTGCTCTGCCATCTCGTCAAGGATCCGGTTTACTGCGTCGAAATCCAGCATACTGTTTTCCTTTGGGGTGGTGAGAACAAAAGCCATCATATGCGGAAAGTGTGTCATTGTCAAGCCCTTATTTCATGAGTCTAAGAACAGCCTCCAACCTCGCAATTTCCAGCCTCAATTCAGCCACCTTGCCGAACATCCTAGCCTGTCGATAATTGTCGATATCGTATCGCAGGCTTATGATCTGATAGTTGATGGTTTCGCGTGTCATGGTCTTCCTTTCTCTAATCTAGTCTACACTCGGCCGTCCTACTTGTCAATACGCTTCTCAAAAATTGTGTCCAAATAAATCTCTTTTTCACTGACCACCCATCCATACTCACAACGAGGGGTATACACACCAATATAGACTTTCCCTTTTTCGACTCCCTCAAATCCCAGACCATAACCGAACAACCCAGCCAGAAATATCATAGAGAACATAAAAGGTTCCTTTCTATGTATATTATCGGCTAATTCCTGCTAACATCTTTAGCACAAATAATTTTACCTAAATCCCTATCCTGCAACAACTTACGACCAGCCGGGCGCGCCTCTGCATCGTAAGTCTTTACGTCGCAAGGGTTTGCGTCAATTTTTGTTATTGTAGAACGGACTGATTACACAATAGGCAAAACCGACATATCCGATGATGAACATTAAGGCACTGAACATTTTATAGTCTTTCTATTTACAGGGTTGCAGATCGTATAGGGAACAGTGGACAGTCCTACCGTCATCATACTGTACTGATGCCCAAGCATCTTTTGTACCATAAATCTCATCGGCCAAGACACCCATGAAACATTTCACCACAACCTTTTGACCGTCCAGCATCACAGTATCCCCGTATCGAGGGGTGTGTTCAGCAGTAAACATTTTTAGTTTTCGTCCTTCCATGCAAATGGGCTGATTTCTTCGCCATATGCCGTAATGGCTTCGTACTGAGCCTTCAACGCTTCCACACGCTCTTTGCTGCCCGGCTTGCCAACCTTCACGATCATGGTATCGTCTCCACCAATAAGCCGAGGATCGGCCTTCTCGACACGAATTTTGCCGAGCCGACGCAGTGCTTTCCGATTGAACTTCAAAACCTTTTCAGAAACCACATACCGCTTCTGGTCTGCAACTCCGTAAACGTAGTCGGTATCTTCGGTGATTCGATCATCGGGAATCTCTACCAGCATGGGAATCGCGATACCCTTGAAAACCATACGGGCCTGACGCTTGGCGTTCTCAATAATGGCAAACTTCGTTTTCATCTTTGTCTCTCTTTCTTGTGTGTGGATTCTAGCAACCTGTCTACCGCTTGTCAAGCCCTCAAATCTTCCAGTGGGAGAACTTCAGGGTGAACACTTGTCCAGGGTACTTGCTTGCGATGTACGCTTCGGCGGTTTCCTTCCGATTGTCGGTAGCCGAAACACCCTGAACCACCTTACCGTCGATGATGACGCTCCAGATTCGACGCTTGCGAATCTTCGGCAGGGAAGCGATGAAACTGTTGACGCTAGTGACCTTTTCCATCTTTTCTCTCTCTTTCTTTCTCTTATATCGACATTATACCATGGATTCTTGAGGTTGCAAGAGAAATCTAGAAATTTTTGTGTCAAGATTTTTTGACAAAACTTTTGCCTGCTTTTTGAGCATTTGGCATACTATTTGCTAGTGCGTCATAAGTTCTTGTGGCTTAAGCACTTACGTCAAAATTTGCCCGCCCTCCTCGTTGTAAGTCTATATGCGGCAAGCAGTTACGATTAGTTTTCGCGTCCTACATACCAAGTTTTCCCACTATCGTCTTTCATTTTTTTCCACCCCATTTTCGCAAAATACCTATCTTGAAGATAGTTGTCAACAAGCCTAAATGTTTGCAAGAAAATCCACCAACCAACCGTAGAGCCAACAAACCAAGCCCCAATAAACCATATTGCCAAGGTTGCCCACATCTCCACCTCTGCTTCACTCATGTTTCCCCTTTCGGTTTAGGATATGCCCATCCAAGAAGCGTTTTCACAACAATAATCGTAGAACATATCGTTCAGAACTTCTTCATAGTTCTTATCTTTCAAGAGCCTACGGTCAAGGGTTGAGTCACACTCAGCATAAAACTTACCCTTTCCTACTTCAAACATAATCGTACAGGCATGAGCCTCACTACCCCAAATCCTAGCCTTAGCATCCACAAACTTCTTCAACATCTTTTTCTCTCTTTCTTAGTACGATTCTAGTAGATGGTTTCAATGTTGTCAAGCCCCACAAGCCACTTCCCACTCATGGGGCATATAGCCTTTTTGCAGTTCGGTTGTGCTGCACTCGCATTGCACACCGGCCAGATCGACCACCCATACATCACCCTCGTCGAAGTACCAATCAACAATCTTTCCAGTGATTCCACCAAGCCGAACCTTGTCACCAATCTCGTACATTCTAGCCTCTCTTTCTTGTTGCCTGTATTCTATACATCTATTATCGACTTGTCAACAGTGAAAACTGAAGAAATTTTTTTAGACGTAAAGTGTTGGTGTGTAAGTAGTTACGTCAAATCGGAGCGGCCGGCCTCGCCGTAAGTTCTTTACGGACAAGGCTTTATGTCAACCCACAACCATACGGTCTTCAAACGGTGTACCATCGTTCAGGTACCACTCATAGTTCTTCTGGTATACCTGTACGGGTGAATACTGGTTGATACGCTTCTTCGTGGTGTGTGTACGCCATCCACCACTATTCAGCATCACAGTATCATCGGGATAGATTACTACAACATTCGTACCGTGCAACTCGATTGCAACGCTACCATCTGCTTGAATGTAGGCATAGGTGTTGTTGCCAACCTTTCGTTGTCCACGATTACGCTTACCCAAAACCATCTTCGTTGCTTCTGCGTGTGTCATTTTTTCTTTCAGTTAAAAAGGTTTTCCAGCCATTCACGATACATCTCACCCATCGCACAAAAAACTTCATGCAGAATATAGGTGAGTCCTGCACATGCACACAGTAGAGCCAAATCCACAAAAGTCATTTCTTTTTCCTCTTTGGAGAGTCTAGTATATCGTCTCTCGCTGGTCCTGTCAATACTCTCCACAATCTTCGACAACTTCTTCTCCAATCACTTCGCAGTGTTCGCAGCACTTCGGGCAAATACCATAATCCACTTGGGCGAAGGTCATCTCACAGCCGCAGCAATCCGAAGTGAAGTAGACCCGAATGACGTTTTCCATGGTTTTCCTTTCCTCTTGTGTTGTGTCTATTATACTTATCGGCATATTCCTGTCAATACCTTAAAAAGATTTTTATACAAGCCATAAGTGGTTGTCAGATAAGCACTTACGTCAAACGCGGCGCGCCCCGCTTTTCGTAAGTCTTTATGGGCTAAGGTTTTACGTTATAGAGCGGATGCTCTCCCGATACCTGAACCGCAGTTCAGTAGCAGCAGCCCGAATCACCTCGCATAGCACCTCTTTTAGAGCACCCTTCGCATGGGGGAGTTGAAGCTGTGCCTCACGCAGAGTCAACTGAATCGTGCTGGTTTGCATAGTGTCGAATGATGGCTGAAAATAGCTGGTATTCATCTGTTCTCTCTTTCTGTGGTTGTATCCTACCGTATCCACGCTTGGCTGTCAAGTCGTGTAGGCATTGGTAAGCCGATGATACTTAGCCCACAACTCATCTACCACGAACTGCACAACCCGATCATGAGAACCACGGCAAACGTAGTATCCCATGTGAATGTCGAACAGGGCATACGTCCCATCCGTTTGGGGGTGGAACGTGAAGCCACACTTGTAGGCGTAGGCGTTGATCTTACCCTTGATCGTCGAAGTCTTAGGAGGCTTTCTCATTTTCTTCTCTCTCTTTCTCTCTTACTTCTTATATCGACATTATACCAGCCCCTACTTGAGTTTGCAAGAGAAAAATCTAGATTTTTATGTCAAGAAATTTTGACAAAATTTTTCTGTATTTTGAGTATGTTTGGCACACCAATTGCTATATCGTCATAACCCTATATCTCATAAGTACTTACGTCGAATCCGAGCCGCCCCGCTAGTCGTAAGTCTTTATCAGATCACCACTTAGGTCACATGTGGTCATTATAGATTATTTCGATCTGCCTAAACATATAGAACAACAGCATAGTGATGGTGGAAGCAAAACACAGGTCGATAATCAGCCTAATCATGAGCAACTCCTTTTTCGGTATTCTACACTATGGATTCTGAACAATCAAGCCCTTAGCAAGCGTAGATAAAAACTTTTTCATTCACACAACGATTACTAATCGTCACAATCCAATTCTTTCCGCTTCCGTCTTCTCTCATGATGCTATTCACCAGCCCGCAGTGAGCGTTGCCCTTGGGGTCGATCACACCAATATACTTACCAGCAGTCATAGCAGCGAAAATCTTGCTCAGGTTGTTGTTGTGCTTGGTCATGTTCTTTTCTCCTTAGTGATTGTATTCTATAAGATTATTCTAGGCTGTCAATACTGTACGCTTGTTTAGAGAATCGTACCATCACCACGAATACGATACATGATACCGCCGATACTGTACAGAACAATACCCTCTCCGAGATGCTGAACAAACGTAGCCGAGTAGCCGTGTCGAGCAACCAACCGTCGAACCGTATTTTGCACTTGAATCGTCATTTTATTTCTCTCTTTCTTATACGTATATTCTATCAAGATTTTTTAGCGTGTCAATACTGATCAGTAGTACAGTCCGTCAGCAACCACCTCACCGTTCTCATTCACCTCGATAAACTCTCCCTCATCGCCCATCGGGAAAAAATACTGAATATATCCGTACTCGTCGTTCAGAGCCTCTTCGAGCAACTCGCCACCGATGCGAGCAATCCCAACCAAGGTATCGGGAGAAGTGCTATCCGCACCGTACAGGAACTCAACCAACTCGTCTCGGGTGTTCAAGGTAACCATTTTTATCATCTCCTCTTGTGTTGAACGTATTATACATATCGGCTTTTCTCGTGTCAATACCTTAGAAAAAAATTTTTCTGTAATTATCCTAAGTCCTTATTTATCAAACACTTACGAACAATCGGGCGGATTAAAATCGTCGTAAGTACTTATGCCCCAACAACTTAGGGGGGTTTTTCTGTTTTAGTAAGGATATCGGCGTTTTTTGTGTCGAGGCGGCGGTGGTGCAAACATAGTAGGGGGCTATTATATGAATATGTACTACCTAAACCTTAAAGGTTGCCCTTATTTCCTTATACGATACTCTCCAACCAGAGACGCTTGTTTCGATACTGGATCGAATACCACTACCTTTATAACATTGTCTCCTCTACGAAACCAGCTTCTATTCAAACTTATATTAAAACCATGATACGCCGATCCTAAACTATACTTTAATGCTTGTCGATACTGATTGGCCCACTGACCAGCCACGAGCCTATCGTTTATAAGAATTCTTACTACTACAGGAGAACTTCCGCTTCTATCACTATACGCCCATCCTGCAATTCTACTAGTAGTTAATAGTCCTACACGAACCACAGGAGGAGGAATTACAACCTTTGTCGTAGCAATGGTGCTCCACGACCCGCTCTGAGAGTCCATAGCCTTTATATTTATAACATGGTCTCCTACTACCAGACCTCCCAGATTAAAAATAAAAGTTCCATCAGACCCAGATATTTTTGAAGTAACCAGAGTATCATCTATCCATAGCTGCAAATTAAGCGGATTAGTACCGTCTGGATCTTTGACCCATCCACTAACAATTTTTAATGTTTGATAATTAATGCCACCAATTGGAGCTTGATTATGAACGTATGGTATTCCCAAGAGACTGTCAACAGCCGCTTCTATATTTAGTTTTCCACCAGTAGCCACCTTTCCAAATAATTCCGGTAATTTATCGACCGCCCCAAAGATCACACTCTTAACTTCTGCAACACTTAATGGTTGGATGCTATTTAATAGTGCTACGGCTCCGGTTACAAATGGAGCAGCCATGCTAGTTCCGCTTAAATATCCATAACTATTCCATGGCAACGTAGAATATATCATACTTCCCGGAGCAGCTAAATCTACTGTGGTTGAACCATAGTTAGAAAACCCTGCAAGATTTACTTTATCATAACCTAAAGCCCCGACACTAATAATATTATCTATATCATAGCAACTAGGATATCTTAATGTAATATCATTATTACTACCATTATTTCCAGCAGCAACAGTCAACACAATTCCACTATCATTTAATTTTTGAATTTCTCCATACAACATATTACTAAAGCCAGTTCCCCCACCCCAGCTAGCATTAGCCACAACCACATTAACCCCATAAACATTTTTCATCATCAGAGCATACTCCATTGCTCGAATTGCCCCACCAGTGTCTCCGATTCCTCTGTCATCCATGAATTTTAAACTCATGATACTAACTTTCCAATTTACTCCAGCAATACCTAACGAATTATCTCCTACTGCACCAATTATACCAGCAACATGAGTGCCATGTCCATAATTATCTTGTACGTTGCTAGTATTATTAGAAAAATTCCACCCATAAATATCATCTATATAACCATTATTTTCATTATCTATACCGTCACCAGCTATTTCAAAAGGGTTTATCCATAAATTATCTTTAAGATCCTGGTGCGTCAAATCTGTTCCACTATCTATAACAGCGACTACTACATTTTTAGAACCGGTTGATTGACTCCATGATCCAAAGGATGATATACTCTGTAACCCCCACTGATTATTTAGTAAAGGGTCGTTAGAAGAAACAGATAACAGGGTCCTAGTCTCTAATTGCTCTAATCCTAGAACTTTTTTGTTCATGGTCGTGTCCTTACGAAAAGTTATGATAAATCTGAACTTCTCGCAATTTATCAGAAAAATTTCAGGTGTCAATCGGATTTAAAATCATATGCATTCCACCGTCAATAAAGCCAATTTTGCCATAAAAATCCACAAGATTAGGATTACAATTTAACTTAACCTTATAGCACTTATTCCTTTTTGCCACCCGAATACAATGATCCACAATTTCTTTTCCGTATCCTTTTCCTCGTTGTGATGGATGAACGCCCACATCCTCAATATGACAACACAACTGATTATATCTTAACTTACATTCCATAATAGTTGAGGCCGTAGCCACAATATTATCTTCTACCAAACCCACCCACGTTAAAATATTGGTTGGTCTCGACTCTAAAGCAAATTTAATACTTTCCTCATTAGATAGTGAGACCCCGCTATTATTTAGCGAGGCCACACATTCTAAATACTGAGAGATATTATCAGAAGGCTCTAATATTTTGATATCCATAGTTCCACATCGGATAATTTGGGATAACATTTACATAAGTTCTCTGACAACCAAAAATGCCTCTTCTTTCCTGTACAACATAATTAACATATGGAGGAGCAACATATAAAGGAGCAGCTACCACAGGATTATAATAGTAATAGGTTGTTACCGGTTGATAGACCGTACTATAGACTGGAGTTACAACTGTTTGAGGAACATAAGTAGTAACAGGCACAACAACCTGCTGACCATAAACAGAGCTACAACAAAACACTAATACTAAACTTAATAACAGATTCTTCATAGAGATTCCTTTCATTCTACGGTTACGCTTTTGGCTAAATTACGTGGTTTATCCACATTGCATCCTCTTAATACCGCACTATAATATGCAAATAATTGCAAAGGCATAATAGATATTAAAGGAGATAGCGGATCAATAATTCTTGGAACTATAATATCATAGTCGGATACTGATGACTTGTCATTCCCAACAGTAATAATCTTTCCTTCTCTTGCCTTGATCTCCTGTATATTGCTATAAATTTTGTCATAATAATTTTTATGGTTAGAAATAACAATCACAGGCATATTCTTATCAATTAATGCTATAGGCCCATGTTTCATTTCTGCCGCAGGATATCCCTCAGCATGAACATAGCTAATTTCTTTTAATTTTAACGCTCCTTCAAGAGCCACAGGAAAATTATATTGACGCCCTAAATATAAACAATTCTTTGATTTGACAAAACGCTTGGCTAATTGATTAATATAATTTCCATTCAAAGACTCTCTCATAATATCTGGCAATGCTCGCAAATCATTCAATAGAGCTTTTCGATATTCTATATCTAATGATCTATTAGTTTTATTTTGTTCTATCCACAAACTCAGCATTAATAATGATACTACCTGAGTTGTAAATGCTTTTGTGCTAGCCACACCAATTTCCATACCAGCTCTGAGAAATACCCCACAATCTGTAAGATGAACCATAGAAGAATTAGGAGTATTACAAATACCAATTACAAAAGCCCCCTTACTTTTAGCTAATTCTAAAGCGCTTATAGTATCAGCAGTTTCCCCACTTTGACTAATCCCAATAACCACATCATCCTGCATAATAAATGGTTTACGATATCTGAATTCACTAGCATATTCCACACTAACTTTAATATGACAAAATTCTTCAAGATAATACTTTGCTAATAATCCAGCGTGCCAGCTAGTTCCACAACCTAATATGGTTATGTGTTTGGCATTGGCTAGTCTTTCTTCGTATCCTAAAAGTCCCCCAAGAACTATGCGATATCCATCAATTCGCCCACTAGTACAATCTTCTATGCAACGTGGTTGTTCGTATATTTCTTTTAACATAAAGTGATCAAACTCACCCTTCTCTAGATTGAATAGTTGATAATGCAATTTTCGTATATTACAAGGAGACAAAATAGTACCATCCATATTCATTAATTCTATTTTATTAGATATCTTACAAATGGTATTGTCTTCTAAAACTATAATTTGATCACAATGCTCATGAATAGCAATTCCGTCAGAGGCCACAAAAAATTCATTTCCCTTTTCTCCCACAACCAATGGACTCCCCTTCTTTGCACAAACCAAAGTATCAGGAGTTGTACTATCTAATAAAACGATAGCATATGCCCCTGTGACTCTTTCAGAAGCTAGTTTAACAGCTTCGCACAGATCTTTCGCCTCTTTAATTAAATAGTCATAAATTAAGTATAAAAATACCTCACTATCAGTATCACTCTTAAAATAATAACCCTTCTGCAAAAGTTCCTCTTTCAGAGTTAAATAGTTTTCAATAATACCATTATGAACAATACTTAAACGATTATCTTTAGTATTATGAGGATGAGCATTTCTTGAACATGGTTTTCCATGAGTTGCCCAGCGTGTATGACCTATACCAATTCGTGCCGTGACACTATTTTCCTTAGTCACTATTCCTTCTAGATCAGCCACACAACCAGCCTGTTTATGGGTTTTTATCTGATGGAACAATATGTAACTAATACCGGCGCTATCATAGCCCCGATATTCTAGTTTTTTTAATCCTTCAAGCAAAAAGGGCAAGCATTTCTGCCCGCCCTTGTATGCGACGATCCCACACATTCCTTGTGCCTATTTAATTAGACGTTGGTTGAGCACTAGCATTTACCACACTAGCAGCCCTATTCTTCGGACGCCTACCCTTTGGTTTTTCAATATGCAGCTTTCGCCTTTGGCGTCTAACCATAGCAGTTGTAATATTTTGGCCACAAATTTGGCTTAGTTTAACGGCCAATTCGTCGTCACTATAAAGCTGCTGGTTGTTTTGAATAAATTCTAGATCCGTTTGGGTCCATTTCTTGTAGGTAGCCATATTAAGTAATCTCCTTGTAAAAAATCCATCAAACCTACAGTATAGTATCTTTTTGCTAATATTATGCAAGATGTTGGGTAAATTTTTATTTTTAAAGGTTCTTATTGACAAAAAGTGTACAAAAAAATATTATAGTCTATACTAACTACTGGAGAGGAAACTCTTATGAGCAATTTTGACGATATTAAAATAGTACCATCAGTTCTTGATGTTAAAGCTTTTGCTACAGAAGATGGCATTGTCACCCAGGAAGAACTACAACTAGAAGAAGGAAAAAGTATAGCAGAGCTTTTACAAGATGAAGAAAAAAAGAAAAGCGAGCAAAACGAACCTACCGAATAATGTTACCGAAGAAGAATTTCTAAGAGTACTTGATAACATTAGTAAACGATTAGGCCATAAATTTAAATTCGGCTATCATAGCTACGAGGATATGTATCAGCAGGCAGCCATCTTTGCCCTAGAAGGATTGGAGAAATATGACCAAAAAAGACCTTTGGAAAACTTCCTGTGGACTCACGTTAGAAATCGTTTATTCAACTATAAAAGGGATAATTATAAAAGACCAGATAAACCATGTTTAACCTGTCCTTTTTATGACAAACATTTCCAGAACTCCAATAACCAATGTACAGAATTTGCCAACCAGATGGACTGTGAGCTTTATAAGAAGTGGTATAATAGAAATGATAGTAAAAAGAACATTATGAAACCCACAACCATAGAAGACCAATCATTGCTTCGTAATAAAGATAATGAAGACTTCCAGTACATAATGGGCAATAAAGAACTGATCCAAAAACTAGAAGAACACCTACAAGGCGAGTATAGGGAAATTTATTTACGTTTGAAGCATGGAACAAAGGTTCATAAGGCTGATATTAAAAAATTACAGAAATATATACAGGAAATAATAGCCGACTATGAATAAAAAACGTGGACAGCTATCATTAGATGAAGAAAAGTTTATAAGAGAAAATGTGTCCTCTTTATCTATAGAAACCATAGCGGATCAGCTAAATCGTAGTACAGCTCCAATCAAACGCTATATTGAAGAACAAAAGCTATTCGTATCACCGGACGAAAAAAGAGACGACGAAACTCTTAGATATAAGCTGCGATCAAAAACCTTTTGGGAGGAGATACAGCGTCAATTTGACGAATCTAGCGGGGAATTAAAGTATTTCGAGGATACATGGATAGGTCTTATAAAACAGTTCAGAGAAGACGTTTTACCGGCAGAAGAACTACAAATCAAACAATTTATAACTATCGATATTTTGATTAATCGTAGCATGAAAGAACGTAAACGTCATATTACGGATACCGAAAAACTACAAAAACTGGTGGATGATGAATATGCTAAACCAGAAGATCAAAGAGATATTCCAAAACTGGCCAACCTTGAGACACAACTTGGGTTTGCCCGCAACAGTATCGCTAATTATACTAATGAATATACCAAGCTGCTTAATGAACAGCAAAAGATTAGCAAAGATCTTAAGGCAACTCGTGAACAACGAATCAAAAGAGTAGAAGACGGCAAAAGTAGCTGGGTAGGATTAATACGAATGCTAGAAGAAGAAGAAATCCGAGAAAAAGAAGGACGCCAGATGGAGATTTTGGCTCTAGCAACAGAAAAAGCCAAACAAAAGATGTTTGAGCTACATCAGTATAACGACGGATCCTTGGATAAACCCTTTTTAACACCGGAGAGTGTGGACTAATATGAAAACTCAGAAACACAATCATATAGCTATGGTAACAGGAGTTACTGGTCAAGACGGATCATATTTATCTGAATGGTTATTATCTAAAGGATATACTGTAATTGGATTATACAGACGAAGCAGCTCTAATAACTTTCATAGACTAAATAATATAATCCATAACCCTAATTTTCAACTAGAAGAATTCGACCTCACGGATCCATCAGACGTATCTCAAAGCATAAACAGATTTCAACCAGAAGAGTTCTATAATTTAGCTGCTCAAAGTCATGTAGCCACCAGCTTTAAGCAACCTAGTACAACAATGGAAATCAATGCCACAGGAGTCATAAATATCCTGGAAGCTATCAGAAATTATTCCTCTGCTACAAAATTCTATCAGGCTAGTACTAGTGAAATGTTCGGTAGAAATGTATCTGTAAATTATGCTACAAATGAAACATATCAAAACGAAAATACTGAACTTTTACCACAAAGTCCATACGGAGTATCCAAAGTAGCTGCTCATAGAATGGTACAAATTTATAGAGAAGGCTACGGAATATTTGGTTGTTCAGGTATTTTATTCAATCATGAAAGTCCTCGTCGTGGAGAAAATTTTGTTACTCGTAAAATTACTAAATATATTGGTAAATTAATTAATAACATTAATAGTGAAGGCTCTTTAAAACTAGGAAATATTAATATTCATAGAGACTGGGGACATGCCAAGGATTATGTAAGAGCAATGTGGATGATGATGCAGCATGATGTTCCTGATGACTATGTTATAGCTACGGGTGAAACCAGAACAGTATTAGATTTTCTTAAAGCTGCTTTTAATCATGTAAATCTAGACTACAAAGAATATGTAGAAATAGATCCATCTTTGTATAGGCCAGCAGAAGTTGAATATTTAAAGGGTTTGCCAGACAAGGCCAAAGATGTATTGGGATGGGAACCAGAAATATCATTTGATGAATTAGTAGTAGATATGGTAGAGTCCGATATTAAAAGTTATAGCTATGTATAGAAATTTTGAAGATCCAATTTATAAGAAATGGAGAAAAGACGTTTATAAAAGGGATCATTTTACTTGCCAATGGCCAGGATGTGTTAACAATAAGAAGTTAAATGCTCATCATATTAAAACATGGGCTAATTTTCCAGGGTTAAGATATGATGTTAATAACGGTATTACGCTATGTAAACAGCATCACAAAATGATACAAGGAATGGAAGATTCTTACGAAGCTGTATTTTTACGAATCATACAACAGAAAAAAATATGATAGATTATAACAATATAAAAATTATCGTTGATACACGAGAACAGCAACCGTGGGATTTTCCTAGACACGAAGTAGCATCCAGAAAGTTAGATACTGGAGATTACTCAATGGAGGGTTTTGAGCACTTGTTATGTATTGAACGTAAAAAAAGCGTAAGTGAAATAGCTAATAATATCACAGAAAAAAGATTTAAAGATGTTATTAACAGGATGACAACTTATAAATATCCCTTCATACTTTTAGAGTTCGATCTAGAGGATGTGTTGCAGTATCCAATAGGCTCCAATGTTCCCAAAAAAATGTGGGATAAACTAAAAATTTCACCAGCATTTATTTTAAAGCATCTAACAGAATTACAGGTTTATTTTAATATTAAGGTTTTATTTTGTGGATGTCCATCTAATGCAGAAAAAATGGCTATCGCTATCATGAGAAGAGTTTATGAGCTTGAAGGCAAGTCAGAAAAAGATATTTGAAGATGCTTGGCTAGGACTTGGCGATTTATCGCTACTGTCTTTAAGTTCAAACAATCCGATGATACACAGATCAGAAAAGGATATAGAAAATCCGGATCTGCATTTGTTAAGACTATTGCGAGATCCAAAATACATAGGATCTACATGCAATCTTTTATTTAATATAGAATTACATCCTATTCAAGTTTTAATTTTGCAAGAATTTTGGACACGAGCATTTCCTATGTATATTGCTAGTCGTGGTTGGGGTAAGTCGTTTCTTTTGGCTTTATATTCTTTATTACGATGTACTTTTTATCCTGGTACAAAAATAGTTATTGTGGGCGCAGCTTTTAGACAGAGTAAGATTATATTTGAATACATGGAAACTATGTGGCGCAATAGTCCAATTTTAAGAAGTATATACAATGGCAATGATGATGGACCACGCCGTGACGTTGATAGATGTACTATTCGCTTGGGCGACAGCTGGACTATTGCTGTTCCTATGGGCGATGGGAGTAAAATCAGAGGTCTTAGAGCGCATATCATTATTGCAGACGAATTTGCATCTATTAGCCCCGACATCTATGAAACTGTAGTATCAGGCTTCGCTGCTGTTTCTGCTAGTCCGATCCAAAACGTAAAGGAACAAGCTAAAAAAGCCGCTATGATTGAGGCAGGATTATGGAATGAGGAACTAGAAATACTTAATGACAAAATGGGTAATCAAGCAATCATATCTGGTACTGCTGATTATTCCTTTAAACATTTCGCCCAATATTGGAATAGATATAAAGCTATTATAGAAAGTAAAGGCAATATTCAAAAACTAGAAGAAATTTTTAAGGGTGAAGTTCCTAGTAATTTTAATTGGAAAGATTATTCTATTATTCGTATTCCATATGAATTAATACCGAAAGGTTTCATGGATGATAAACAGGTTAGTAGAGCTAAAGCTACTATTCATACCGGTATATATAACATGGAGTATGGAGCTTGTTTTACAGCTGATAGTGATGGATTCTTCAAGAGAAGCCTTATAGAAAGTTGTGTTGTTAATGATACTAAACCAATAATTATCAATTCAAATCCTATAGTTTTCGACGCAGTGATACATGGTAATTCTTCTAGACAGTATATTTATGGTGTTGATCCAGCATCCGAACAAGATAATTTTAGTATCGTAATTCTTGAAGTTTATCAAGATCATGCTCGTGTTGTATATTGTTGGACAACCAATCGCAATAATTTTAAAGAAAGACAAAAAACAGGATTAGTTAAAGAATATGATTTCTATGGTTTTTGTGCCAGAAAAATACGCAATCTTATGAAGATTTTTCCATGCTCTCGTATTGGTATGGATGCTCAGGGTGGTGGTGTCGCTATTGAAGAAGCTTTACACGATCCTTCTAAGCTAGAAGAAGGAGAAACATTAATTTGGCCAGCTATTAACTATGATAAGAGCAGAGATACAGATTCACAACCGGGACAACATCTAATAGAATTAGTACAGTTCGCCAAGGCGGACTGGACAAGCCAAGCTAATCACGGATTAAGAAAAGACTTAGAAGACAAAACATTATTATTCCCAAGATTTGATGGATTAACATTAGGTTTGGCATTAGACGCAGAAGGTAAAGATATTATGACTACTGATTTGACCCATAATATTTATGATAGTTTAAGCGAATGCATACTAGAAATAGAAGAACTTAAAAACGAATTGACTACTATAGTGATGACACAAACAAGCACCGGACCAAACGCTAGAGACAGATGGGATACTCCAGAAGTTAAACTACCAAACGGTAAAAAGGGTAGACTCAGAAAAGATAGATATAGTTCTCTTGTGATAGCCAATATGTTGGCCAGACAATCCAGAATATCACTAGCTCCGATAGAATATGATCTCATAGGAGATAATCGCAGAAATGTTGTCAATCAAACAGGAGCTTTATACAAAGGACCAGAATGGTTTACTTCAGCAGTAAACGATGATATATATAAGGGAATCTATAGAGAATAGGTGTATTTACTAAGTAATCCGATTACAATAATATTACAATGGCATTATAAATTAATATGAGCAAAAGAATACCAAAAAATAGTTCAATTCCTGACGCCACACCAGAAAAGTCAGAAGCATACGTCACATGGGGTGATGACCTTAGTAGTAAGCAGGATGCTCTCAATAAATCGTCAGAATCTTTAGACGAATATACAGGCATACAAAAAGCCGAAGGTTCTAGGCGTTACCGTTTAGACTATTCTAATCTTGATACAAATACAGGTGGTAGACCGGGATTAACCCGTGCTGATTACTACTATTTTAGGCCAGATGAAGAAGTTCCTTCTCAGGTCAAGAACGTTATTAAAAAAGCAGAAGATATTTATCAAAGAGTCGGATTAGTTAAAAACGTTATCGATTTGATGGCAGACTTTGCCGTTCAAGGAATAAGACCTGTTCATAAGAATAAAAGAATCGAAAGATTTTATAGACAATGGTTTAAAAAAGTTGGAGCTAAAGAACGTAGCGAGAGATTTTTAAATAACTTATACAAAACAGGTAATTTAGTTATTAATAGACAAACCGCTAAATTAAGCGTTAAAGTTGCAGATCATCTATATAAAGCTGTTTCCAGTCCAGACTTAATCGTTCAAGATGTAGATCAATTAAAAATAGAAAAACGAGAGATTCCTTGGAAATATACTTTTATAGATCCTTTTTATGTAGATGTATCCGGAGGAGCATTAGCTTCTTTCGTATCTAATAAAACCTATCAATTAAGTCTACCAGCCGCACTGAGAAAATTAATAAATAGTCCCAAAAATGATGCCGAAAAAAAGATTGTCGAATCATTACCTCCTCAGATAATAGAAGCAGCAAAAAATAAAAAACCCTATTTATTAGATTCTGATAAGACAGTAGTATATCACTATAAAAAAGACGATTGGCAAGCATGGGCCTATCCCATGATTTATGCGATTATGGATGATATTATTGTTATAGAAAAACTAAAGCTAGCAGATATGGCGGCTCTTGATGGCGCTATATCAAATATTAGAATTTTTAAGCTAGGTAATCTAGAACATAAAATTGCTCCAACAAAAGCTGCTACTGCCAAGCTAGCTCAAATTTTAGGCAATAACGTTGGTGGAGGCACCATGGATTTAGTTTGGGGTCCAGACATCGAACTAATCGAATCTAAAACCACAGTACATCAATTCCTTGGAGAAGGCAAATATGTTCCGCATTTGAATTCTGTATATGCTGGACTAGGTATTCCTCCAACTCTAACTGGTACATTCGGAGCAGCTGGAACGACGAATAATTTCATTAGTTTAAAGACTCTAACACAAAGACTACAGTATGGTAGAGATGTCATTATAGATTTTTGGGAAAAAGAAATGGCATTGGTACAGAAAGCTATGGGATTCAGATACTCAGCTAAGATTGAATTTGATAGAATGGATTTAAGTAATGAAGATAGCGAGAAAGCTTTACTAATTCAATTAGCAGATAGAAATCTGATTTCTGATGAAATGTTACAGAATAGATTTGGTTTCGATCCAGATATGGAAAAGACTAGACTAAATAGAGAATCTAGAGATAGGAATAGTGAACGTATGGTAAGAAAATCTGGTCCGTGGCACGATCCACAAATAGAAAATGCTCTGAAGAAAATAGCATTACAAGGTGGTACTGTTACTCCTAGTCAGGTGGGTCTAGACCTAGACAAAAAGAAGAGCGGAGAAAAAACGGCACTAGAAATGAAAACAGCGTCGTTGCCGAATGCTAACCCAACGCAGTTGGCAAAAGATTCGCCAGAATCTTTGCCAGGAGTACCGGGTCAAGGTCGCCCCAAGAACTCAAAAGATTCTTCGCCACGAAAAACGAAAGTGTTTAAACCACAAACTGGCGCCACGCTAATGGTATGGGCGAATGAAGCACAAGAAAAAATTAGTGATATTATTAATCCTATATTATTAGAGTTTTACAAAAAGAAAAATCTACGATCATTATCTAGTGAAGAGTCAAAAGAATTAGAAGAGGTCAAGGCCAAAGTATTGTTCTCAACAGCACCATTTTCACAATTAGACCAAGCTAATATCATGAAAGCATTTGGTATTATTAATGAAGAACAGCAAAAAATTATATTTCTGGGGTATAATAATTGGCTCAAAGACCTTTCTGCACAACTTAACAAAACTTTAACAGTAGAAGAACAGAAACAGGCCAAAGCTTCATTCTACTCATATTTGTATACAGAGAATAATGGAGAATAATTTTATGAAAATATTTGAACAAGAAAAACTAGACGGATTGGAAGAAAAAATTAAAGCCTCGGCCTCGATCATTTATGCTTCTTATGCCGAGCCATGCTCATCCTCCAGTAAAACAAAACATATTAAAAGTTTAGCTTCTGTTAATGATTTAGATCTTTACTATGTTCAATCTATTCTTGTTACTTCAAACTGGAATAAAAATGACGATATTTTTGACAAAGCAGAAGTATGGGAAGCCAAAAACACTCCAGAAGATAAGCCGACCAACTTAGAACACAATGAGAATGATATAGTTGGCCACATAACATCTAATTGGCCAGTAACTATGGATGGTCTTTTAATAGATGAATCCACACCAGTAGAAAATCTTCCCGATACCTATCACATACTCACAGGATCGGTTATTTATACTGGTTATACAACACCAGATCTAAAAGAGAGATCTGCAAAATTAATAGCCGAAATAGAAAACGGCAATAAATATGTTAGTATGGAATGCTTTTTTAAGGGGTTTGATTATGGTCTCTTAAATAAGAGTACTGGAGAATATAAAGTTCTTAGTCGCAATGAAGCTACTGCATATTTAACAAAATACCTTAGAGCATATGGTGGTATGGGCGAACATGACAACTATAAAATAGGTCGTGTTTTAAGAAATATCACCTTTTCGGGCAAAGGGTTTGTTGACAAACCAGCAAATCCAGATAGTATAATTTTTACTAAAGATAACTTATTGAATAAAAATGATAATATCATTTTGGAAAAAAATGACAATTTTGAATTATCAGGTGTATCTAAACAACAGTCCAACCTTAATCAAGTGGAGAATAGTACAATGAAAGAAGAAACATCAGTTGCAGAAGTTGTACCAGCAACAGAAACCCCAACCGCTCCCGTAGAAGAAGTAACTGTAACTGAAGTAGCTTCTGTATCCACGGAAGAGGTCAACGATTCCATCAAGGCCAAAGAAGAAGAAATTCAAAGTTTAACACAAACTATCTCTGAGCTTAATGATGCAATTGCTAAGACAAAACATGACATGTCTAAGAAAGACGAAGAAATGAAGAAGATGAAGGCTGAACTTGATACTGCTCTCGAAGCAGTTGCAGCTTATAAGAAAGCTGAAGAAGAAGCCATGAAGAAAGAAAAGAAAATGAAGAGAGTCGCTCAGCTTACCGAAAAGGGAGTAGAGAGCGAACTAGCTTTATCCACAGTAGAGAAATTCGAAGCTGTAGATGATGAAGCTTTTGAAGCAATCGTAGCTTTAGCTGGTAAAATGCCTCCTTGGCTTAAAGATAAGACCAAAGAGGAAGATGATACTGAAGAAAAAGCTAAGAAAAAGGCTTCAGAAACAACAGTTGATCCTGCTGTTCTAGAGACTGCTGAAGTTGAAGCAAATGTTAATCTATCAGTTGGAGAAGCTGAAGTTGAGAATGCTGTTTCGTCTACACGTGCAGCTCTAGTAGATTTTGTTAATAGCAGATTAGGCACATCCAAATAACCCTTTAATCGGAGATTCAAAAATGGCTCTAAAACCAGATCGTATCGAACTTCTATCAGATGTTTCATTTTTCATGAATTCCACTGCTACTCGTGGTGGTGTTGCTAGTGTGGTTGTTTCCAGTAGTGGTGTTGGCGTCTCCATGGATGATGCTAATGCTGTTGTAGCTTATGCTGCCAATGCTTCTGGAGCTAAACCAGTTGGTATTCTACTCAATGACGTTGTTGATCTTGATCTAACAAGACAACACATCAATTGGCACAAAGACGAAGTACAAGTTGGAGGTAAGGTTACACTATTGCGTCAAGGTCAAGTAACTACTAATCTTGTTGGTGGTACTCCATCAGCCGGTGCCGATGCTTATGTTGCCAACAGTGGCTATATCAGCACAACACAGGCTACAGGTGCCGTCAAGATTGGTCAGTTCTTAAGTGCAGTAGATTCCAACGGTTACGCTAAAGTTTCAGTAAATCTATAATTCATTTTCATCACAAAGGGAGATTATACAATGGCAGGCAACAACAAAACTTTTCAACCCAACTCGGAACTAACTGATCTTTTAGTTCGTTCCGGCTCGATGAATAGAGAAACATCTTTGGCAGCAACTCACGAGTTTGCTAAGGCTCTCGAACTACCTCTAAGACAAGCCCTTTTAAGTGGCAATATCCTAGACGGTATTTTCGAGCCAATCAGACTTGCTCAAAGTGCTACTCCAGAGTTTCCACTTGACTTTCTTGCTCCTGGCACAGAGAAGGACTTTGTGGCTTACACAATTCCTAATCATGGCTATATTCCAGAACGTCATGTCGAAGGTGATTACGTCATGGTACCAACCTACGACATTGGCGCTAGTATCGACTGGCTACTAAAGTATGCTCGTGATGCTCGCTGGGACGTAGTTGGTCGTGCTATGGAAGTTCTAGAAGGTCAATTTGTCAAGAAGATGAACGATGACGGCTGGCACACCATCCTTGCTGCTGGTGTTGACCGCAACATCGTTGTTTATGACAGTGACGCTTCTGCTGGTCAGTTTACTAAGAGATTAGTAAGCTTGATGAAGACAGTTATGCGTAGAAATGGTGGCGGTAACTCTGCTAGCAATAACAGAGGTATTCTCACCGATCTATATGTCTCTCCAGAAAGTATGGAAGACATCCGTAATTGGGGCTTGGATCTCGTTGACGATATTACTCGTCGTGAGATTTATACAGCTGCTGACGGTGCTGTTAACAGAATCTTTGGCGTGAACCTCCATGATCTAGATGAACTCGGCGTTGGCCAAGAGTATCAGCTATTCTATAGCAACACTCTCAATGGTACTCTACCAGATAATGGTGCAGCTGATGACAAGGTAGAAATTGTTGTCGGTCTCGACTTACGCAAGAGCGATTCCTTTATCATGCCAGTTCGTGAAGAAGTTCAAATCTTCGAAGACGAAACATTACATCGTCAGAAGAGAGCTGGTTTCTATGGCTGGGCCGAACAGGGTTTTGCTGTTCTAGACAATCGTAGAGTTCTAGTTGGCGCTCTCTAATAGTGTCAATTATGACTAGATCATAAGAAGTAAGGGCTGGCGTCAAACCCAGCCCTTCTTTTTTATACATAGGTATGGTGTATAGTCTTTCAATGGACTATTATTTATCTAGATAAACTCAAAAGGATCCTATTATGGCTTGGCAAGATACTATTACATCTATTGTAAGAGTTATGATAAATGATCTGGATTCGACCAGCTATAAATATTCTGATGAAAGAATACAACACGTAGCCGCTACTGCTGCTACATATGTTCAGTTTGATGTTGTTTTAGATCATTCCTATGAGGTTGATGTGGTGAATGATATTATAAGTCCTGACCCCACCATAGATAATGATAGTATTTTTATTAGTCTATTAGCTCTTAAAACTGCATGTATTATAGACCAGAGTAATTTTAGAACCAAAGCAGCCATGGAAGGAATTAGGGCTAGTTTGGGTCCAGCACAATTAGCTGTTGCTAATAGTTTATCAGGATGGAAAGAAATATTGGAGCATGGACCATGTAAACTATATCAAGAATTTACAGAGCATTGGGACGTATCTAATGCCAGTGCCGTTAGGGCTATTCTTAGTCCGTTTGTTGGTAATAAATTTGATCCTTTTATGTTACCCTATAATGAAGATAGAAGTAGAGACCTATACTCTTAAGGATATTTATGGCAGCAGTATTATATAATTTTCCTATAGAAAATGGATCGGCTTTAGAAATTACTTTCAGATATGTGGACGTATCTCTAAATCCTATTAACATATCTAACTATGCTGTTTATCTTCGTATGAGGACAAATGATGGTCAGATTATATCTTTTAGTAATTGTGAGCGAAGTCCTAACTATAGTTTAACTACGCACAATGGCTATGCCTTACTAAAGATACCAGCTAAGACGACTCAGAATTATAACTTTCTCAATGCTGTTTACGACTTAGAACTACAACATCCTAATGAACAATATCCGGGTAGCGGATATACTCTAGAAAGAATAGCATATGGAACTATTGATATTATACAAAAAAGCGTCCCGGTAAATGTTCCTCTAGATTTGTGTAAAATCCAATATCCCGATAATCAGTGCGAAGATTTGTGTTGTGATACGAGAATACTTGATCCTTTCGACTATTCATATACAGGTAATAGAATAAATATATTAGATAATAGTTCAGGTATTAGTACTATTAATGTTTACGATTCTGGTACAATAGAAAATATAGAAGTAGCACTCAATAACCTGAATCACTCTGCGCCACAAGATCTGAGAATATTCTTGCAACCACCCAGTGGAGACAAAATATTACTTGCTGGTCACAATAAAATACTAAATAATAGACCAGATTTTAATTTTACATTCTCAAACAAAGCCACGCAAGACACATACCTGTATAATGTTAGTAATTTTGGTTATACAAATATTATGGATAAAACAGATATTATTAAGCTTAACAATGAAACCCTATTGTCTTCTTTAAATCATTTAATAGGAACTATTCCAGTTGGTAATTGGTCTCTGATTATTTTTGATGACGATGTACCAGTTAGTGGATATCTAGAATCTTGGAATTTGATCCTGACCATGCAAGACGTGGCTCCTACGCCCACTCCCACTAATACTCCTACTTTAACTCCTACAAGAACAAATACCCCCACTCCAACAAATACTCCAACTCCTAGCGTTACATCGTCTAATACTCCCACTCCTACAGTAACACAAACACCGACCGTAACTCCGTCTGTATCCGCTCCTATGAGTTGTGGTACTCAAGCATTTAGCGGAGGATTTGGAACCACAGTAAATAATTATATTATGCCGTCTAATGAGGGAGAGGTAGAGTTTTTCTATGATGCATATACCATTCCTGATTCTTTCAGTGTTCAGATAGAAGGTGGAGGACAAACATTCGTCAATACCGGTCCGGTCTCTGGTTCTGGTTCCATAACTTTCTGCAAACCATCTGGGGTTACTCAAATATCAGTAACCGTTGTTGGTTCAGATCAAAATACTGGATGGACCTATACATTAGGGTGTCCAGATAATCCGTGTACTTAAATGACAAAAATAAATAATATTAATTTTCACACCAGATCATTATCTATAGAATTAGGATTCTATAATAGACTACAAAATGTAGATACTATATCTAATACGGTAACAATCGTATCCGATAAAAATATAGAAACACTACCCATATCCAAAGTCGAGAGCGTTACCTTCATACCAGAAAAACAAATAGTTCAAACAGTCAGATAGTACCATGACCGCAGTACTAATTTATGTTTTTTACACAGACATATGGGACGAGTTATACACGCTACTGCTACCACTAAAAGACAATATAGCTATAGATATTGCTTTATGTCAGGATAATGATAATAGTAAAATTTTACAAGATTTACAGTCTTTTAACCTTATTCAGATTAGATATGTTGAGAATAAAGGTGCTGACATAGGTCCATTTTTATTACAGATACAAGATTTAGATTCTGACAAATATCCATATTTTATTAAGTTGCATAGTAAAAAATCTAAAATTAAAAATTTTGAATGGAGATATGTATTGTTTAATACCCTTATAGGGTCAAAGGATATTTTTCAAAAAAATATTGACTTACTATCTAGCAATCCAATGGTTGGAGCTATAACCGATCCCACTATGATTATGACTAGATTAGCAAATAATAAAAACCATATAAAAATATTATGTCATACATTAAACATTAAAACTACAGATAACAGATTCATGGCTGGTAGTATGTTTGCAAGTAGGACTAAGATTTTTCAAAAGTATTTTACCAAATCATTCATAGACCATGTGTATCCTTTACTAGAAACTGGTAAAGTCTGCGATATTCAGAAGGGGACATTTTGTCATGCTATGGAGCGTATTTTCGGCAAGATTATACATAATGAAAAATTAGTAATAAGTTATCATAGAGAAGACCCTTTGCTGACTATTTATAATGTTGAACACAAAAAGAAATTCAGTATATACAAGTGCTATAATAACTACTGCTATACTAGATCTAATAAAAATTTAATTTTTGGCTATATATATAGTATCATTAATGACGATTCTGTTGTTCTGAATTGGACCTATCTGAAAGACTATCAGAACTATATTCGAAGATATGATAAACAGACTAATGGGCTATTTATCGGTGTATCTTAACTCATACCATTAATTTTAGTAAAGGAATTTTATGAGTGATATTATTACACCAGAACTCAAATCCATGTTCAATGGTGCGATAGACAGTATTTTAAAAGAGGGTGCTCTCAGTATACCATGCAAGTTAAAATATGCTGGTACAAGTCAAACCTTATGTCCTAATTGCATATATGATCCCTTATCTAAAAGATCTGCAAATAAATTCAAAACGTCAGGAGGCGTACCTTTTGGAGATGGCCAGATTTGTCCAGTTTGTTCTGGCAGAGGGTTGTCACAGTCTGATTCTGAAGAAACTGTTCATCTTGGAGTAATTTTTGATAGCAAATATTTCTTAAAATGGGGATCCGATACCATAAGAATACCTGATGGCGTAATACAAACTATATGCTCGTCTTCTTTTATTGATAAACTAAAAAATGCTTCAGAAATTATTGTGACTGTCAACAATAACCTATACAAATATACCAGATTAACAGAACCACAACC